TTACTCTGCAGGTGAAGTCGGCCACTCAATATCAGGTGCAGTTGATGTATCAACACGATTCAACAATACCCGATATTTATTCCATGCCTCCAGCAACGATCTTTCTTCCGCCGTTGCGATTTCCAGATCTACAGCATCCTGCAGTGGCGCAATATATTCACTGAATTCCTGGATGTGGAACTGTGTGGTGACGGTCTTCCAGTCATTCGGCTCCTGCTGTATCGAAGCATACCAGGCTATTTCAATATCGCTATGCTGCGGCAGCATTTAACCCCTTGTAATTCATCGCCATAATTGATTTAATTCACAAATAAAACTATAACATGGTGAAATCAATGAAAAAAAACACAGATGATGGGGCTAAAATTTACACACCACTTACCCTAAAGCTTTATGACTGGTGGGTTTTGGGAGTATCAAATCGGCTTGCATGGGGATGTCCTACAAAGGAACACCTTCTTCCACACTTTCTGGAACATGTAGGTAACAACCATCTGGATATTGGTGTTGGAACTGGGTTTTACCTTACTCACGTACCTGAGAGTAGTCTGATATCTTTAATGGATTTGAACGAAGCTAGCCTGAACGCGGCATCTACAAGGGCTGGGGAATCAAAAATTAAACATAAAATTAGCCATGATGTTTTTGAACCTTATCCCGCGGCGTTACATGGTCAATTTGATTCCATTTCCATGTTTTACCTTCTTCACTGCCTGCCTGGAAATATATCTACAAAAAGCTGTGTAATACGCAATGCGGCGCAGGCCTTAACTGACGATGGAACTCTATACGGAGCCACAATTCTTGGCGATGGAGTTGTGCACAATAGCTTCGGTCAAAAACTGATGCGCATTTACAATCAGAAAGGCATCTTTTCAAACACAAAAGATTCCGAAGAAGGCTTAACACATATACTCTCAGAGCATTTCGAGAATGTTAAAACCAAGGTTCAAGGTACTGTAGTAATGTTTTCCGCTTCAGGGAAAAAATAGCATCCAACCGCAGCACGTTCTTGCTTAAGACGTGCTGCGGCATAATCCCAATGATTACTCCCTGACAGGGTTCGTAGGCCACTCAATATCAGGTGCAGTTGATGTATCAACACGGTTCAGCAACACCCGATACTTTTTCCAGGCTTCCAGCAATGAGGTTTCTTCCTCCGTTGCAATTTCCAGATCTGCAGCATCCTGAAGCGGCGCAATATGCTCACTGGCTACCTGCATCAGGTTGTTTTTTGTTTCTTCCGCCTCCCGGATCCGGAACAGTTTTTCTGCTTCCGTATCCTTCACCCAGGCTGTGCCGTTCCACTTCTGAAACTCCCCTTCCGGCGATAACCAGGTAACATTTTCCGGTAACGGACCGAGTTCAGAAATAAATAACTCGTCCCCTGACGCTACGTCATAAACCGTTTTACCCCGATGGTCTTCAACGAGATGCCACGATGCCTCATCACTGTTGAAAACAGCCACAAAGCCAGCAGGAATATCTGGTGGTGCAATATCGGTACTGTTTGCTGGCAGACCTGTATGAGGCGGAATATATGCGTCACCTTCACCAATAAATTCATTAGTTCCGGCCAGCAGATTATAAATTTTTATGGTCCGTGCTTGTTCACTCATTCTGAATGCCATTATGCAAGCCTCACAATATAGTTAAATGCGATGTTTTTGACGGTGTTTTCCGCGTTACCCGCAGCGTTAACGGTGATGGTGTGTCCATGTGAACCAATCGCAACGGAGTGCGTATGCGCACCAATACCTACAGTATGTGCATGTGCGCCAGAACTTGCTGCAGTACCAGACAGCGAGTGGGTATGAGCACCTGCTGACTGTGTCTGAATACGTTGATAATACGATCTATAGGAAGAAGTCTCCGGGCTTACTTGATACTGTGAATTCTGGACATAAGTGAACCCACCGCCATCATAAAATGCTAACGCAGAACCGCCGCCTCCTGGCCAACGAATACCATTACCATGAGTATGAACACCGGCAGACCCCGTAGAGCCACTCAGACTGTGCGTATGCGCCCCGGTGTTATTCGTGGATTTAGTGCCGTAATCAAACGACGATGTGGTTTTCGTCCCCAAATCCGTACTGGATGCGCTGGCGCTGTGGGTGTGCGATTTTATGCCGTCCTGTTCCTGAGACAATACGGCCCGGCCACTAGCGGGTTTGCCCTTGATTGTCCAGCCGCGCATATCTGGAATAACACCTGAAGGATAGGCAATAGCCAGTTTCGGATATGCTGCCTTATCAAACGTCTGCCCCTGCATGATCGCATAACCTGCAGGTGGTGTATCTGATGGCCACGGCAGCGGAACACCTGGCGGAAACGCTTCAATATTTGCCGAGCCGTCAAATTTTACGCCGTTAATTGTCCTTGCAGTTTGCAATTTGGTTGCTGTGCTTGCATTACCCGATAAAGATCCAGTGATACCACCACTCGCGTTTAATTTAGTTGCAATTGTAACATTGCCAGTATGGTTACTAATTATAAACGGCCTTAAGCTATTGTGCGTACCAAGACTGTTACCCGAATCTGTCAACATAAAATATGTGTTTGATCCATCATTTCGGATAAAGAATCCATAGTTGCCATAGGCAATACGCAGACCATTTGCTGACCTTGAAATAACCTCACCAGCAGCAGTTAAACCACCTGAAAGAGTCCCTCCAGTTAATGCCAATGCCCCAATATTTGAAGGGGTCAATGTGATATTTGCACTACCATCAAATGACACACCGTTAATCGTTCTGGCTGCCTGAAGTTTCGTGGCGGTCGCAGCATTACCTGTAGTGTTTTGATTACCGGTAGCGTTGACTCCAGGCAAGTTGATATCTGCCGATCCATCAAATGCCACGCCCCCAATCTTACGTGCTGTCTTGATCTTGGTCGCAGTATCTGCGTTTCCGGTCAAATTACCAGTAACACTACCACCAACTTTTAGTCCATTACCGATGGACACCAACCCTGATCTTAAGTTTATAGAGAATGGTCTTAATGAACCGATGTCTCCATTTTCCCCCTCCCCTTCATTAGTCGGAATAAGATGAAGATGATCTTCGGAACGCCTAAAAATAAGGCCAAAGGCTTGGTTGAATATTCGAAGAGCATTTATCGTGCTGATTTTTAACTGCCCTCCCATTGTGTCGCCAGTTTTTTGAACTGAACTATCTTTAACAGTTTTAACTGCCTTTGGCGTTGCCGCCAGCTTTTCACTGGTGCTGTTTGTTGCACTGCTGAGCTGTACTATCCCCTTTTTCGTCGTGCTCGCATCCTCCAGCGCCACGGCGGATGCAATATCCTCTGCCCGTTTTGCTGCTGTCTCGGCGCGCGTTGCCGCGGATTCAGCAGCAACTTTGCTCTGAGATGCAGCCGTCGCACTGCCTGCCGCCTCTGATGCTTTCGTTGTTGCTGTCGTGGCACTACCTTTCGCTGCTGACGCTTGTCTGGTCGCCTCATCTTTTGAAGCAGACGCAGATGATGCCGATGACGCCGCTGAACTGGCTGACGATGCGGCTGCCGCCTTAGAGGAAGCAGCATTGTCTGCTGAAGTCTTTGCATTTGTTTCAGAGGTTTTTGCTGCAGAAGCAGACCTCGCTGCTGCAGTGGCTTGCTCAGTGGCTTTGCCAGCTTTCGTTGTGGCTGTTGAAGCGGATGATGCGGCGCTTTCTGCCGATTTTCCGGCGGCGGTGGCACTGGCTGAGGCCTGCCCGGCACTTGTTGACGCGGCACTGGCAGATAATGCAGCCGCTGTTTTTGAACCTGCCGCAGCTGAGGCGCTCTGTCCCGCTGCTGTTTCAGAAGACTTAGCGTTCGTCTCGGACGTTTTTGCCGCCTTCGCGGAATTTCCTGCCGCCGTTGCCGAGGAAGCTGCACTACTGGCACTTGATGATGCATTCGTTTCTGAAGATTTCGCTGCCTCTTTTGAGGCCGCCGCACCCCGTGCCGAGGTGGCAGCTTCTGACGCCTTCGTGGTCGCTGTGGATGCAGAAGTGGCTGCCGATTTTTGTGATGCTGCGGCATTCGTTTCTGACGTTTTCGCGGCACTGGCGCTGGTAGCTGCCGCGCTTTTTGATGACTCTGCAGCAGCAGCACTTTTTGCTGCTTCACGGGCCTTTGTCGATGCCGTTCCTGCGCTGGAAGACGCTGACTGAGCCGACGACGCGGCCTGTCCGGCTGACGTGCTGGCGGCACGTGCTGAGGCTGCAGCATCGGTTGCATGAGTTGCCGCCTCGCTGGCTGATTTTTTCGCGGCTGCCGTATTCTGTGCAACCGCGGAGGCGTTACGTGACACCTCTTCCACCATCTGCTCAAAGCGGCGCAGTGCCTCCGGTCGGACATCATCCTCCGTCATGGCACCGAGAAAATCATTCAGCGTACCTGGTCTGGAACCTTCATAGACGGTAATGGTCCCGGCATGTGAAGGCGGAAAACCTTCAACCAGCAGGGTGACGCTGTACTGGCCATGCTCAACATCCATGCTGTAACGTCCGGCTTCATCCGGATTTTCAGAGGCCACCGTGTTCACCACCACCGTGCTGCTGGTTCGTCTGGCCTTCAGCACAATGGTGCAGTTCTGTACTGGTTTTCCTGTGCCATCTTTAAGCACGCCAGAAATTTTTACTGTCATACTTTTCCACCAATAAATAAATATCCTCCGGCATAGCCGGAGGTTTTTCAAATGCGCCTATAAGGCTCTCTTACCAGCCGCGCCCTAACAGGCGCACACGATCTGACATTTGCATCCAACTTCGTTACTTACGGCCCGTAAACGGGCTGCCCGGATAGGGAATCGATAACTGCTCTCCCATTTTATCCTCTTCAAGCTGGTGCTTTATGTAATCCTGTATCTTCGCCGTGTTCTTACCCACCGTATCGACGTAGTACCCTCTGCACCAGAACTCCCTGTTCCTGTATTTGAATTTCAAATCACCAAACTGCTCGTAAAGCATCAGACTGCTTTTCCCTTTCAGATATCCCATAAAGCCGGATACGCTCATTTTGGGCGGGATCTCCACAAGCATATGGATATGATCTGCACAGCATTCAGCTTCCAGAATCCGTACACTTTTCCACTCACACAGCTTTCTCAAAATACTGCCTATTGCTCTACGCTTCTCTCTGTAGAACACCTGTCTTCGGTATTTTGGCGCAAAAACTATGTGATATTTACAGTTCCATCGGGTGTGCGCTAAGCTCTTTTCGTTCCCCATTGGGACCCCCTTTTGATTTCTTGTTTGACACTTGCAGTTGCCAGACCGCAAGGTGTTTTAACAAATCAAAAGGGGTTTTAATAACTGGCTTAAAGCTGAAAGCTTTCCGGAACCCCCAGCCTAGCTGGGGGTTTTCTGTGCACAAAAAAGCCCGCAGCAGTGACGCCACGGGCTTCAGGACAGTGTAACTTTACGTTTCCTCAAACGCAGTTCACCCCATAAGGTGGATGAACCTGCGTATCATAACAATATTTACAGAAGATAAATCGGCGTCTGTTGTCAGAAACGGTATCCGATACCAACAATAAATGCATCCGTTCGCCAGTCGCCACTACCGGAACCTTCATAAGCAAGGTCAATGGTTACGGATTCGGTCGGGTTAAACTGCACGCCAGCCCCCCACGCCAGAGACGTGTTGCTGTGGCGACCGTCATCACTTCCGGTCAGCACATCGTGCGTTTTCCCCTTGTTGTCAGTTACGCGGAGATAATCCCCGGAGAAAGTCGACACACGGCTGTAAGCCACACCCGCCATCGCATACGCGCTGAACCATTCATTCACGCGTACAGACGGCCCTGCCATCACGCTGAACCAGCGGTTACGCTCGGAATCTTCATGCCAGCGGGTATCGCTGTAGTGCGTTTTTTGCTCATCCTCAGCATTGGCATAACTGAAGGACGTAATCAGCCCCAGCGCGTCCGTAAACTCATAACGGTATTTCACGTTAATCCCGTTCAGATTATCGCTGCCGGGAGCGTTCGTACGGGCATGAAGATACCCCGCGCTCAGTGTGGACTGATGTTCAGACGCCCATGCAGGCGCACCGGATACGGACAGACAGATGGCTGCGGACAAAATGGCTGCACAAACTTTACGCATAATTACCTCTCGCTTTTCTGCAATAAAAAAGGCGCCATTTCTGGCGCCCGTATTGGGGTTATAAAATTCAGCTAATCGTGATGCCTGCAGTGGCTTTCTTCATCACAACAACCAGCAAATCGCTGATACTTGCTGTGGGATACCAGCCATTTACCCACCATGCTGATACAGAAAACTCCAGCGTCATGTGGCCGCGACCAGCAGGCATATCAATAACACCACTGTAAATCAGCGTATTATCCAGCGCGGTACGGTTATAAATTTCAGCACCGTTTTTCCGTACTATCAGGCGGCATGACGAATAAGTATCGCTGTTCTCCCGCTCATGTCTGGCACCGCTGAAAGCCACCGCCGGAATAACAATCTGCCGGTTAAACGGCTGATCGTCATAAACCCTGACGGTAATGGTTCCTGATGGCCAACGCTCCGGTGCACGGGAGTCACGGGGGAAAACCTTACCCACTGTTTTAACGAGATCGCCTTCAATCTGGTTTGCAGACAGTTTCCCTCTGATGACACAGTTCTCGTTAATGGTGACATTATTGAGCGTGCCGGTATTCGCCGTGATGGCTCCACTGATATCCGCATTGCGGGCTGTCAGCCTGCCATCCGGCGTCAGGGAAAACGTAGGAGGATTGCCGGATGACGTGATGCTCACCGCAAACAGTCGCTTCAGGAACACGTCGTTCATGAACAGCTGATTCCCCTGCGCCACAAACAGCGGCGTGGTGTTGCCGTTCTCCGGGGTAATCATCGCGATACGGTCCGCCTGCAGCAGAATACTGCTCAGCGTCTGACCATCAACATCCTCAATCCCCGCGCCAATCCCGGCCACATAGGGAATACCGTTTTTTGTTTTCTGCACCTTCAGCATATACATGGCATTCAGCTCATTGCGCGTGTCTGACTGAACCCGCTGGATTTGCTGTATGGTCACGGCCTGGTCACCCAGCTTTTTATCCGTGGTCGAGGTAATTTCACTCCCTTTTTTATCCACGTACTGGCGGACCTGTGCTATCTGTCGGGCGTTTTCTGACTGCCCCTGGCTGACAGTCTGTGAGATTTCACTGCTCACCCGGTCCACTTTCTGGCTCACCTGCGCGATGGCCAGTGTCTGGTCCTCATTCTTTTTCGCAACCAGCTGCGTGAGGCTGTTTTCCGCCTTCCCGATTTTCCGGGTCACTTCTGCGATATCCGTGTCCATCCGCTGACGGATGTCTTCTTCCAGTTGCGTGACCTCCGTACGCAGCGCTGAAGCATCAATGCGCTCTTTCAGTGCCTGGCCCAGAAGCGTCTCATCTATCAGCCCCCGGAAAATTTCCAGATACCCTTCACCATCATTGCTGGGCTGCCCGCTGGCTTCCACAAAAGCAGATTTTCCCACCAGGTTGACGCTTCGCACGTAAAACCAGAAATCCGTCCCCGGCTTAATCCGGCTCCCATGGACAGTCCACTGACTGCCGGTCCCCAGATAACGGGCAGATTTTTCCACCTGTGCTGTGTTCGTGATGCGTTTTTCTGAGAACCAGAATTCAAACTGTACCGTCGGGTCATACACCGCAAGACGCGGGACCGCCGTTATCTGAAAATACCCCGGCGTCAGCTCAATGGTGGCGGGTTTTGCAGGTGCGTTAATCCTGAACGTGGTGGTGGCCGGTTCGCCCTGCTGGCCATAACTGTTAATCGCCCTGACCGTCAGGGTGTATTCCCCCAGTGGCAGGCCGCTGAAACGGTGCTCCGTGTCTGCGGTGCTGGCGGTGCTCACCAGACGGCTGTCTTCTCCGCTTCCGCTGGTCAGACGCAGACTGAAGCGCACACCCTTCACCACCCGCGGCGTGTCCCATTTCGCCTGCGCCAGATACTGGCCGTCAGCTGCGCTCACCTCCACCGTCAGGTGCTGCACTGCCGGTGGGATGACGCTGTTCAGGGAACCTGACTGCGGCTCAAAGCGGGCACCGTTATCCACGATGGCTTCTTTTTCCGGTACGTGCTGCACCGCCGTGATGGCAAAGGTGCCGTCCGTGTTTTCCCGGACGGAGACACAGCGGAACAGGCGACGGCGCAGTGACGGCAGGGAGAGTCCCCACACCCCGTATGTCTCCACACCATCAGGCAGGGTACTGACCTGTATCCGGTCCGGCGCGGGGTGTGCGGTGATGTCCACACTCACCGGCTTACCGCTGCCGTTAATCAGGTTCACCGCCGATGTACCTGTCTCCGGCAGGGTAACCTCACGGTCCAGCGTCAGGGTGCGGGTGGCAGCATCAATGGACAGGACACGTCCGCCGGTCAGGGTCCCGGCATAGTCATTATCACAGATTTCAATAATGTCACCGGGTGTGTGCCGCAGCCCCTGAGACCCGAGCGTGAAGTCCACCGTCTGCGTTTCCAGCAGTTCGGTCTTTATCACCCACAGTCCGGCACGGTGGGCCTGACCGCGGCTGGTACAGCCGAACGCGTCCATCTTCAGCAGATTGCGCCCGTAGCGCAGTATGGCTTCCGGGTCTTCCACCAGTTCCGTGGAGGTCTGCCAGCCGTTCTGCGGGTCGGTGTAATTCACCTCCACCGCCGTGTGCCGGTCCTTCAGGGCACTGAAGCTGTAGCGGAACCCCACGCCGTTATCATCCACCACCACATCGCTGTTGGTGTACGGCCACACCACATCCGACAGGCGGTCCTGAACGAACGTCAGCATCTGGCCGTTCCATACCGGCATACAGCGCATCGCCGAGCAGAAATCACTGAGAACATCCCACGCCTTACGCTGTTGTGCCAGGTACGCATTGAAGGTCATCCGCGGCTCGGTGCCCCCGAAGCCATCCGGCACCATCTGGTCGCAGTACTGCCCGATGGCATACAGCGCCCACTTGTCCACATCCGCCGCCCCCAGACGTTTTCCCATGCCGTAGCGCGGGTGAGTCAGCATGTCCCACAGACACCAGGCCGGATTGTTGCTGTATGCCGGTTTCAGACTGCCGTCCCAGATACCACTGTACGTGCGTTTTTCCGGGTCATAGTTTGACGGCACCTGGATGATGCGACCGCGGATATGGTAGTTCACCGTCATCTGCTGGCCGCCGAACTGCTCCGCATCCACCTGCAGCCCCACAATGGCCGTGTTCGGGTAGCACTGTTTCACATCGATGATTTCGGTGTATGACGACCACAGCGTCTTATTCTGCAGCTGGTCCGTGGTGCTGTCCGCCGTCTCCCTGACCATCCGGATGTTAAAGGGCCGGGGAGGCAGATTATCCAGAATCACCGAGGCCAGGAACTGTGAGGTGGTCTTGCCGTTAATGGTGACGTCCTTTTCTGTCACCCAGTTACCGTTACGCTGTAACTGAATCAGCAGGCGGACGGATGCCGGGTTACGGTCACCCTTTGAGGTGGTCTCCACCAGTGACTGCCCCCCGAAGGTAACCCGCAGGCGGTCAATGTTCGCGGACGTAATGGTGCGCGTCACCGGTTTTGCCTTCGTCACTTCCACGCCCAGTCCGGTTTCAGCACCGGAGGACTCAAAGCCTTCCGGTGGTGTCTGCTCCTGCTCCCCGGCGCGCCAGACCGCCGTCACACCGTGTATCACGGGATTACCGTCCGTGTCAGTCAGCGGGGTTTTGTTCACCAGGATACTCTGCAGTCCCTTCACCGGACCTTCTATCGGTCCCTCACCAATCGCATCAATCACGCTCATCATCTGCGTGGATTTGAGATTATCCTTCGCCTCACGAGGCGTGTGTGCCTTACCGCCACCTTTTCCCATACAGCCTTCCCCTGAATAAATTAACCGCCACTTGCCATTCCGTACAGAAGTCGGATATCCTTCGCCCGAAAAGCATGAAACACATTTCTGCCATGCTAAAGAGAAACCCCGGTATCAGCAGATACCGGGGTTTTCTTTCATGCCCACCGATAATCCTGTTGGTTAAAACCGGTAATGGCATAAAAATTCTGAATATCTTCACATTTTCACAAACTGACTGTGGCGCGTATAATTTCTCTGCGTTAATTTTTTTGTCGTGATATAAGAATAATTCCTTACACTTAATCTTCGTAACTCTCCCGCAGTTCCTGTCCGCGATCACTGCGGGATTTTTTTATTCTTTTTACCCCTGCCGCCCGATAACCACGACCTTTCCGCCCCCGCCTTCATCACGGGTGCTGATGTCCTGGGATATACGGCGGGAGCCAACCAGCATTTCCCCGTAAGGCACCGGCATCGGGTTCCCCTGGGCAATCATGTTATCCAGCGAGGAAAAGTACGTGTTCTGTCTGCCGTTATCCGTTGCGCGGTAATCCGGTGTTTTTGCCTTCGGGGCCAGCATCTGGGCCACTCCGCCCAGTATCATGCTGGCACCCAGTGAAAACAGCATCGTGGTGGCAGAAAAACCACCGGCACTCAGGGCTGTACCCCATAACGCCATCGAGCCTCCGGCCGTGAAGAAAGAGCCCACGATGGCTGCCGCCCCCAGCACAATCTGCAGTCCACCCTTTCCGGCCCCGGCCAGTCGCGGCACAATGTGGATGACCGTTCCCTCACCCAGCTGTTCGTGAAGACGGGCATACACCGCCTCCGGTGCCGTGTCATCACCGGCAATACGTATCTGGTACCAGCCTTCGTTCATCTGACGGCGAAAGCCCGGCATCTGCATCGACAGGGCGCGAATGGCTTCCGCTGCCGTGTTCACATACAGGCTGAGGCGGCGGCCAAATCGTTGCAAATCCCCGTGAAGGCAGATGCGTGCCAGTGGCGGTGACGCCAGACAGAATGCGTTCGTCGTTGCCATTTTTCGGAATACCTCTCCCGTTTACTCAGTTGTTCAGGAATATGGTGAAGCAGTTCACCGTTGCCGCAGTAAATGGCGGCATGATTAGCCACCGATGCGCCGAAGCAGCACAGCAGGATATCGCCCGGCTGTGCAGAGGACAGGGGCACCCGGTAAAAGCCGGTGACCGCCATATTGTCCAGGTACAGGTTCTGGCCGTTGCGCCACCAGTCATCCTCGCGATGAAAATCCGGCATTTCAGTCCCCGCCAGATGATAAGCATCCCGGAACAGCGTGTAACAGTCCGTCACCCCGTGCTCAAAGCGCCGCCCTGTCAGATGTGGCACACAGCGGAATTTGTGAATGTCACCCCGGCAGACCAGCCACCAGGGCAGTGCGCTTTTTATCTGCAGCCGCCGGTCAGCCTCGCTCAGCCAGGGCAGCCCACCGGGATGACTGTGGACCAGTGCCACAATCTCCCCCTGCATCTCTGCCCGCAGCCAGTCTTCCGGTGCGATACGAAAATACGCCTCCGGCTCTGCAGAAATATTCACACAAGGGATATACCACTCCCCCTCCGGCGTGCTTATCACGAAGCCGCACGCCTCCGCAGGCGCACACCGCCGGGCATGCGCCAGAATCGCTGATTCAGTCTGTGTCATAAACCGGGATTTACTGCGAAAGTTTATTAATGGAAAGGAAACCGCCAAAATTGCCGACATTCCTGCGCAGTTCACACCCGCGCATGCACTTGCTGCATCTGTCCTTACGGATATCCGTGGTGGGTTTATCGAACTCATCCGCCACAGCCCCGCCCGTGTAACCACACTCATCAGAGCGGTAGGTCCACATACAGGTGTTCGCCAGCATGATACGACCGGGAAACAGCGCCCCGTCCGTCTCGGTCGGTGTGGCCAGCACAAACGAGGCCGTCATGGCTGTCAGCTGCGACATCTGCTCCACCACCCAGCGGTCACTCAGCTCCTGCTCCGGGTCCGCCGCCGGATTGCCCGCAACGAAATTCACCGCATCCAGAAAACGGGCATACACCCGGCGGCGGACCACCGTGGCCCCCACCAGACTCTGCAGGTCTTCCGCCATCCCGGTGACCAGACCGAACAGATTGGACACCGTCAGCGACGGTCTGGCACTGCTGCCCTTCCCGCTCATCTCAAAACCGCTGCCGTCAATCGGGTATGCCTGATATTGCCGCCCCTGCCAGGTGACCGGCTCCCCTTTTTCATTCAGCTCATTACAGAAAAAATACCGCTCACCGCCCTGTACCGTCAGGTCGATTTCCCAGAGTACCACCCGCGGTGACTGCTCTGACTTAACCGACTCGTTCAGACTTTCTTCGCGAATATCCTGCATCAGTTCACCACCTGCTTAAACTCCGCGCTGAACTCAACGCGCAACATCCCGACCCGCGCAGACCACCCGGCACAGGTCACCTTTATCTGCCGGTATGCATAGGGTGGCTTCCACAAAAATGCCTTCCAGCCACCGTGCTCTGCCAGGAACGCTTCCAGATGCCGGGCCTCCTCCCGGGTCACGGAAAGCGTCACCCTGTATGTTTTCAGGTCAGCATTCAGCCCTGCCGCCATACGCTGTGAGTACCCGTCACCAAAACGCACTTCACGCACCGATGGCTGCGAGTTCACCTCCATATCCGGCTTCACTTTCCAGCGAAATGTTTTCATCGCCCGCTCCCCGATAACAGACCGCCATCACGCAACTGCAGCCGGAGCTCATCCTGCGCACCTTTACGGGCCATCTCATACACCGCTTTCATCAGCTGCGGCCCGGCCTGTCCGTTGATACCGTCGTTCTGAATCACCACGTGATTGTTCTGATTAAAATTAATGCCTTCGGCCCGCCGCATCTGCGCCGGACTTCCGGCAGCACCCACATACCCCCCTTCCGCATAGCCCCGCATCAGGCGGTACAGGTTCCCGACACCAATCCGGCTGGTTGCCTCCTTCGTGAAGACAAACTCCCCGCGGTGGACAATCCCCGCTGGCTCATATTTGCCGCCGGTTCCCGTAAATCCTCCGGTCGCAAAATGGAATTTCGCCGCAGCTGCCTGAATGGCTGTACCGCCTGACGCGGATGCGCCACCACCAACAGCCCCGCCAATAGCGCTGCCGATACTCCCGACAATCCCCACCATTGCCTGCTTAAGCAGAATTTCTGTCATCATGGACAGCACGGAGCGGGTGAAGCTGCGCCAGTTCTGCTCACTGCCGGTCAGCATCGCCGCCATATTCTGTGCAATACCATCAAAGGTCTGCGTGGCAGCACTTTTTACCTGCGACATACTGTCCGTGGCACTCTCTTCCCACTCACTCCAGCCGGACCTGAGGCCTGCCATCCAGTTCCCGCGAAGCAGGTCTTCAGCCGCCCAGGTCTTTTTCTGCTCTGACATGACGTTATTCAGCGCCAGTGGATTATCGCCATACTGTTCCTTCAGGCGCTGTTCCGTGGCTTCCCGTTCTGCCTGCCGGTCAGTCAGCCCCCGGCTTTTCGCATCAATGGCGGCCCGTTTTGCCCGTTGCTGCTGTGCGAATTTATCCGCCTGCTGCGCCAGCGCGTTCAGGCGCTCCTGATACGTAACCTTGTCGCCAAGTGCAGCCAGCTGGCGTTTGTACTCCAGCGTCTCATCTTTATGCGCCAGCAGGGATTTCTCCTGTGCAGACAGCTGGCGACGTTGCGCCGCCTCCTCCAGTACCGCGAACTGACTCTCCGCCTTCCACAAATCCCGGCGCTGCTGGCTGATTTTCTCATTCGCTCCGGCATGCTTCTCCAGCGTCCGGAGTTCTGCCTGAAGCGTCAGCAGGGCAGCATGAGCACTGTCTTCCTGACGATCGCCCGCAGACACCTTCACGCCGGACTGTTTCGGCTTTTTCAGCGTCGCTTCATAATCCTTTTTCGCCGCCGCCATCAGCGTGTTGTAATCCGCCTGCAGGATTTTCCCGTCTTTCAGTGCCTTGTTCAGTTCTTCCTGACGGGCGGTATATTTCTCCAGCGGCGTCTGCAGCCGTTCGTAAGCCTTCTGCGCCTCTTCGGTATATTTCAGCCGTGACGCTTCGGTATCGCTCTGCTGCTGCGCATTTTTGTCCTGTTGAGTCTGCTGCTCAGCCTTCTTTCGGGCGGCTTCAAGCGCAAGACGGGCCTTTTCACGATCATCCCAGTAACGCGCCCGCGCTTCATCGTTAACAAAATAATCATCCTTGCGCAGATTCCAGATGTCGTCTGCTTTCTTAAACGCAGCCTCTGCCTTAATCAGCATCTCCTGCGCGGTATCAGGACGACCAATATCCAGCACCGCATCCCACATGGATTTGAATGCCCGCGCTGTCCTGTCTGCCCAGGTCTCCAGCGTGCCCATGTTCTCTTTCAGGCGGCGGGTCTGGTCATCAAACCCTTTCGTTGCGGCCTCGTTCGCCGCCTGCAATGCCCCGGTTTCATCGCCGGAACGCTGCAACTGAGCAACATACGCAATCTGCTCCGCCGTCACGTTATGGAACTGCTTCGCCATCGCAATCAGCCCCGACGTCGGGTCAGTGGTCAGTTTTCCGAAAGCCTCTGCAACCTTGTCCACCTCCACACCGGATGCAGACGCAAAACGCGCGACACTCTGGTTGATGGCATCAAACTGTTCACCACCACGCACACCGGCATTCACCATGGCTGCCAGTGACTCACTCGCCTGGTTAAACGTCAGCCCTGCGGCCTGTCCGGCTCTGGAGAGCGTCAGCATGCGATCGGCAGTCAGTCCGGACTGATTACCGGAAAGAACCAGGGTTTTATTAAACGCTGAAAGCGTGGAATCTCCCTGGTACCAGGCGTACACCAGCGCACCTGTCGCCACCGCCAGCGAGGTGACCCCGACCATCGGCAGGGTGATCGCACCGGCAAGCCCCCTGAACATGGGGATCATCCCGCCGAAGGAGTCCTTCACCTGACCGCCCTGTTGCAGCAGGATCAGCCAGGGATTCTGACCACCGGCAAGCTGCGTGGCGATATCCGTAAACTGTGCGGGCAGGGTTCGCATGGCCGCTTTATACTGCCCGACGGAAATCCCTGCTTTTTGTGCAGCCAGCGCCTGGCGGCTCAGCCCCTGCTCAACGACAGTTGCGGTTTTTCTGGCGTCAGTATCCAGACCTGAAAAATGACGCCTTACCCGGCTCATCTGCTCATCGAAACGGACCGCATCCAGACTCAGGTCAATAACAAGATCACCAACCGGCTGGGACATATCTCACACCTCCCGGAATCCCCGCTGAAGCCATCATTAATGCGGCATCATCCACCATGACATCCGCCACATCCGCAGACGATAAAATATCGCCCCCTCCGTCCCCACCGAACCGGACGCCTCCGGCAAGTCCTGCCGCTTTCTGCATCAGCATTTTGTCCTCATCCGGCCTCTCCACCTGCTCTTCCTCATGCCGGGGGACAAGCAGACTGAAATCAGAGGGATGCATATCCGGATCGCAAAAAAACAGGCTGAGTACAGCGTACGTCAGCCCGGAAAAATGCATATCCAGCTGGGTATCCTGAAAATAATGCGTGCGGTAAAAACGGTGCCAGTCGGCATATTCGGTGGATGTCATCCCGGCAAGCATGGCGCGCCAGTCGGGTCTCCCCATCTCACGCGCCAGTCTGAGGGCAAAGTTCAGCTCACCGTCGAAGACTTTCCCGCAGAAAAATCATCATCAGTCAGCGTGTTATTTTTCGCCACTTCAGTAATATCAGTATCCGGACGAACAGCTTCGATCATCCCGGACAGACGCAACACCACGTCTTCCGCCCGGGCAATGGCATCAGCAGGCCAGGTGGTGAGCACTTCCTGCTCTATCTTCATCACGGCCTCATTCATTGACGGTGACTGCGTTTTCTGTGGATGGTTATGCCACAGGGACATCGCCACCAGAAACGCGCCGGTTCTGACAAGATCTTCCACACTCACCTGCAGGTTGCCGCTGGCTTCAGCCTCTTCTGCCCGCCGTTTCAGGAGGGCAAGATGCTCAATACGCTGCAGCGCAGACAGCTCAGAAAGCGTGACGGATACACCGTTATATTCAAATTGTTCTGTTTTCAGGAACATCGCTTATCTCTCAGCTCTTTAGCCACCCGGCACATTATTAACGGTAATTTCAGCCACCGCAGCAAACTGACCATTACCGGAAATCACAGGGATGCTGACTTTTCCATCCTTAACCCCCGTCACAGTAATCGTCATATCTTTCACGCTAATGGTGGCTTTTGATGGATCGGCGGAAATCGCCCTGAATGTCTTATCCGTTGCATTTTCCGGTTCCACAGTAACGGTCAGGGTGGTTGTTTTCCCTTTTGCCACCGTACCGGATGTCGGCGTCACCTTAATCGCACTGACCGGCGTAATTTTGCTGCGTTCTTCCGCTACAGAAGGTTTACCCACGTTAGTGACTTTCACCGTGCGGGTGATCACTTCTTTCGCCGTCACGGCCTTACCGATACTGCTGACCCAGCCACGAAACACATCCACCGTGCCATTCGGAAAACGGATTTTATAGGCCCGGACATCGCCGCTTTCAAACCAGCCTATAAGCCCTTTCTGACCTTCCTCTCCCGGTTTCCAGGCCAGCGTAAAACTGGTATCACCTGCAGATTTCTGCCCCTGCCCGGTCGCGGTCCAGTCTGCGTCTTCATCATCCAGGTAGTTATCATCGTAGGATTCTGCCGTCATCTCGCCCGGCGTCAGATCCTTCACCTTAGCCAGTCGCTGCCAGTCAGCGTCTGACAACGGGTTTGCATAAGCATCACCCTTGCCGTTGTAAACCCACAGAGTGGTACCGGCACCTTTTACCGGCTCCAGGGGATTTGGTGTTGCCATATCGTCCTCACATCTCGTATGTAATGGAATAAGTCAGATCCGCAGAGCTCCATAACGCCATATCGTCATCACGACGATACTCATAGCCCTGCGTAACCATCGTGGTAATCAGTCCTGCCAGTGCCGGGATCGCAGTCATCGCCGGATAAATCCGGCTTTCCATCCACTGATCAAGCTCTGAATCCGGTACCTGTGCCGGTAAAAACACCTCAATATGCAGTGTGGCCCGCCAGGTATCTGCATCCAGCTCTTCACCGGTATACTCTGCATCCGTCAGATAAACCGCGATCGCAGGAAAATCCTCTTCGTCAAAAACAACGGGGCGACCATCAAACAGCGTCGCCCCGTGTTCATGCTGCTCGAGTGCATCCAGCACTGCAGCACGGATATCAGTGTGTTTCATCGTTTTATCGCAATCCTCAGTTGTTGTTTCAGCGCGGATGCCAGTTCTCCGGGCAGGCGTTCACGCCGGATACGGTCAACATTCTCATCAAACGCCTGTTTCAGTGGGGCCGCCATCGGGATTTTCACCACATCAATAGGGTAACGGTTTTTCCCGGCCACACGCTGCATGACATGCCAGCGACCGTTTTTTAATCGCTGAATGAATGCCCGCTGATACCGATGCTGACCGGCTTTAAGTATGCTGTTCGGACGACGGCCCAGCATCCTGATCCCCAGCTTAATCACTGGAAGATCACCGCGGTTAACGATAATTTTTGCGTTCGGATTTCTGACCGTCGCCCGTTTCAGTCTGGACCGTTCCTTAACCAGTTTCCGGCGTACCTTTGTCTCCCGGGCAACCTGTGATGAAGACTGATTAATCGCCGTTGTGGCCACGCGGTTAATCGTCATTGCTGAAGCCGCCGGAATGGCGTTTTTACGAACCCGGCTCAGATTATCAATCGCCTGATCAAGCCCTTTTATCGCCATAATTTCCCCCTGCGTTTATCGTCGCCGGTTAACAGCGGGTGGTTGCCCACGGTTGAGCCAGAGATAACAGCTTCCCCCGTCATCCGGAGAAACACGATCCACCCAGAACATCTCGCCGTTAATGGTCAGCGTGTCACCACGCCGCACGGCACGCACCGTATCCGTCCGCACAAATAATGACGGGCTGCTTCCTTCAATACGGACCCCGCCACCGGCAAAACCCAGCGACTCCGGATCGTCAAAAACCCCCTGAACTTCGCCGCCACGTTGTGCTCCGGAGGTGAACTGCGCACGGATCCCCATCACTTCAACAATCGTACTGTCCACCCCGGCAAGGGCGGCATCAAAGGCATTCTGAAAATCACGCATAAACAGCCATTCCACCATCAACGTGTGTTTTTGCATCTGAGGACATAATCAGAATCACCCGACCAACATCCGCAAGCTCAACGGATTCCCCCGTTTCACCATCAACGCCACAGAGATGGAGGCAGGTCAGAACTCTGATGCGCGTTAACGCGCCGGATGTTTCCTCACGAACATCATGAGCCGCGGTTTCCCGCTCCCGGATATCCATATTCATAACCTGTACATCATCGCCGGATGACTGCATTTCCTCTTCCCATTCTGCCACCCGCTGCGCTATCTCTGCGGCACTCCCGGATATATCCGGCTCACGCCCCAGAATCAGGGCCAGTTCATCAAGCCGTTTCAGATTTTGCTCTTTCGTTGCCATATCAGCCCCCTGTGAAAAAAGACACGGGGGCATTTCGCCCCCGCTCACGGATTATTTCACCTGTACCACCACAAACTCATCCGGGTCCGGCAACACCATCAGCGGCGCGGACTGCGTCATGGTAAATTCACGGGCGGGATCCCCTACCGTCAGCCAGTGTTTCGGATAACGGGAAGAGGCCACCACACCTTCGGACAACGCCTGAGCATCCTGAATGGCACCGTAACAACGGATCCCATCTGCAGCAGTATTCCCCAGAACCAGCATGCCATCTGGAAGATAACGTTTTTCGATACCGTCTTCTGCTATATAAGACGTTTTCGCCACCACAATGGCCAGATCGCCGTAATACCCCTTGAAGGACACCACTGCGCCCAGATCTTTCACTGCCGTTTCGAGTTGAGAATTTGAACCGCGACGGGTATCCAGTTTTTCGCGGAACAGCTTAAAACCATTCAGAAGACGCCAGCCGGTACCGTCCATAATGGCAATATTCACAAGACCGCTGGCCTGGTCGCAGTAGAGGTCAATATCATGTGTAGGATCGAACGTGTCACGATCCTGTTTTGACCACTCCTTACCACTACCCTGAGTGATGTTATTCTTCGTCGACCTGCCAAAATCGACCTCAATTTTCTCGAACTGGTCTCCTTCCATGGTGTATTTGCCATACAACACAGCATTTACCGCCTGCATTTCTTCCACCTGGACAATGGCGTGCTCTTCCTGTTTGAGGTTATCGGTAATGATACGCAGACGGCGGTAAGCCGGATCATTCAGTTGAGATGGATCTTCACCAGGAAGGCGCTCAACCGCCTGCTGGTAATTAAATTCGTGTTTCGGCTTGACGTAGCCCGGACGCAACACGCGGGTTTCACCACCACGATGGCGCAGCACTTTTCCTTCAACGATCGGGGAGACATAGGCCGCCACCGGCGTTTTTCCGGTAATTTTGTCCAGCATCACCTCTTCGGTGTGGAAATTCACCGTACGGCGGAAAAACAGCTCCAGAAATAGCGCACGGAATTTAACTTTTTGTTCGGTATAACCGAGTAACTGGCGGGTCGTAAACAATCCCATAAATCAGTTCCTTTCATTCAGAAATCAGTCAGGCCACCATGGTGGCCTGATAACGTGTTACGGCAGAGCCGCGTGACTCAGGGCTGTGCCGGCAAAGGCATTTGCCTTTTTGTGTTCATCCACACTTTCAGGCCAGTGGATTGCCTCCGTCGCAAAGGTTCCCGACTTGTAATACGTCAGCGCTGTCTCTGTGCCTTCAAGCGGCAGTACCAGTATGCCAACCGCACTACCGGCTTTCTGTCCATCCCAGACCACCAGTTTCCCGGTGGCTTCATCCAGCATCAGGGGCGTCAGAGCCGGTGTTGCAGAAGAAATCCCGCTGCTGCCTGTGGCGGTATGAGCCGGATCATTACCGGCAAAAATACGTACTTCCGCACGCTGTTCAGTGATGGTTTTCGTCACCATTTTGTTAAAACCTCATATTGATGGTCAGCACTGACTTCATGGCATGGCCATGAGCATTTTCACGTCCGCATCACCGTCTGCTGACGTCTGTGACACGTCACCCCGCACCGCTGCCGGTGAATGATTCGCCATGAAATGTTCAAACAGGGCGGTTGTGGATGCAGAGACCGGTTCGGCCTTACCTGATCCCGCAGCCAGCACAGCCCGGGCGTTCTCCACGGTCATTCCCGGGCAGGCCGCCAGTTTTTCAGCCTGCGCTTCTGCCCCTTTTGCCTCATCCAGGGCCATGATCTGATCACGAAGTGAGGGCCCGGCATCCGCCAGTGGTGCAGCCGCCAGGATCGGGCGGGCTTTTTCCACCGTCATCTCCGGCATCGCCGCCAGCGTTGCCGCCAGTTGTTCACGACCGTTCGCTTCTTCACACGCCATAATGCGATCGGCTTCACTCTGCGCGGATGCCACCGGCTGCTGCGGTGCCGCCGCGGCCAGAATCGCCCGGGCCTGTTCAACGCTCATGCCCTGTTGCCCTGCCAGCATCGTGGCAAGCTGTTCACGTCCTTTCGCTTCCTGGCATGTCAGGATCCCCATCACTCGCTGGTTCTCCTGCACGGCGGCTTCCGTTGCAGTTAATTGCGGCATAGTGCCTCCTCTGACATTACTGTTCAGCGCCGTGGCCATCACACTGATGGCATCCGACGCATTGATTAATTCATCCGCCAGCCCGGCCTCAATGCCGGACTGACCTTCAAAAACGGCGGCCTCTGTTCCCGTGACCGCATCCACAGACAACCCGGTATACATCGCCACTTTTTCGGCAAACATCCGGTGCGCCGCATCAATCCGCTGCTGCATGTCCTGGCGAACCTCTGCCGGCAACGCTTCAAACTGATTGCCATCCACCTTGTGCGCCCCGGCATAAATCAGCGTGATATCCACACCGGCCTGCGCCAGATGACCGGCATAGCTGACATGGCTCATCATCACGCCAATGGAGCCGATACGGGATGTCTGGGTAACCAGCCGTCGGGAGCAGGCCGACGCCAGCAGCATGGCTGCAGAACAGGCAGTGTCATTGCACAGTGCCCAGACCGGCTTCTGCTGACGGAGGCGGTAAATCATGTCAGCGCAGTCAAACGCGCCGGCGGCCTGCCCGCCCGGACTGTCAATGTCCAGCAGTACGCCCCGCACCTGGCTATCCGCCATTGCCTGCTGAAGACAGGCGACAATGCCGTCATAGCCTGTCATTCCGGAAAATGGCCGCATACCGCCCAGCCGGTGCACCAGCGTGCCGGTCACCGGCAGTACAGCAATACCGTTCACCACCCGGTAAACACGGGCCGGTCGTTTACCTCCGGCCATGTACTCGTCCGTTTCAGCCAGCATTCCGGGAGCATCAAGCTGTACCTGTTGTTGTGGTACCGAAAGACTTGCTGCCCCCATCTCGCGCCCGAGCGCGCAAAAGAAAACCCGCGCATAGGCGGGCTCCAGAAGCAGCGGTTCATTGAATGCTGCGGCAATAATGTGTGAAAGATTACGTCTCACGTGGTGTTGTCTCCTCTTCCGGCCTGCGACTCTCCGCTATCTGCTGCTGATACGCCTGCGCTATCCACACCGGACGTGAGAGTCCGGCTTTTTCCCGCTCTGCAGATTCCCTGACCTGCTGGCGGAAAATGTCCTGATAATCCTCGCCCATCAGCGCCAGCTCTTTCTCATACGTGCTCAGTCCGGCCTCAATGCGCATCACTGATTCCTGAACCTCCTTGAGCCCGTCAATGGCCATTCTTCCGGCTCCAATCCACTCAGCCCGTGACCAGGCTGATCGCGCCTGATAAAAATCAAAACGTGCCCGTGGCGGACGAATAATCCCCCGAAGAAGTGCCTCTTCCAGCCAGCAGGAAAACATCTGCGTGGCCAGCCGGGACGCAATAAATTTTCGCCGCCCCATAAAATAGCGCCACGACTCATTGGCGGATGCGCGGGCACTTGAATAACTGACCTTCGAGTAATCACGGGACAACTGTTCGTAGGAAACGCCAAGACCGGCGGCGATATACCGCAGCAGCGCCTGTTCAAGCGCCGAAAATCCATTGTCTGAATCCTGCGCGGTCTGAAGTTTCAGATCATCACCGGGGAAAAGGTGCGGAATTTTGACACCGCCCAGCGTCACGCTATTCGTGTCATACCAGGTGGAGAACTTATCCAGAATATTAATAAGCGGATTATCCTTCTGCCCCTGCGGCGCACCGGCGATATATTCAAAGGCCTTTTCGGTATCAAGGTCACTTTCAATCGTCGCTGCATACATCGCCTTCACTATGGCCGACTGAAGCTGTGTTGCCTGCAGGGAATCGAGCATCTTCAGCCGTTCCATAACGCTGTAAAACTGATTGGCTCCACGGGTCTGCCCGTCCTCCACCGGCTCGAAAATATGCAGCATGGCCGGACGCCCGGTGGGAAGTTCACGCGGGATCCGTTCCCATCGTCCACTCCCGGAGAACGGAAAATCATCCTCACAGATATGGTACGCAACGGCACGACCATATCGATCGACCTCCACCCCGGCCCGCAGAAAACGGTTCCCGATACCATGTCCTGGCGTGTCCACCCGTTTCGGACTCACGGCTTTAAAACGCGTACGAAACAGTTGCGTGCTCTCCGGATCCCAGACCGGCTGCACAAAGATTTCGCCGTTAAACGCATGAACGCCCACACCTTCACGAATAAATTCTGTAAACGTGCGTTTCCCTTCCACGTCGATCTCGCCAAACACCCCTTCTGCGTATTCTGACCAGGCCGCCTCCACCTCATCGACAAAACTTTTTGTCGCGGTCTCCCGCATCCCCAACCAGCGCCAGTTCGGGCGGTAGCTGATAAGAAACATATGCCCGACAATGTGATCCTTATGCAGGGCCACCGCATTGGCCGCTATCCCGTTATTGCGCACCAGATCATCTGCCCGGGCATTCCCCAGACGCAACGCGGGCAGCAGGGCCGCATCGGCACTCTGCGCCGGTGGCAACCACTCCGCCATTTGCCCGCCAAATCCTGCGCCGCCCCCGTTGTAGCTGAGGCTCTCCCGAAGCGGAACGCCGTTCACATCAATCAGGACAGGCGTTCGTTTCATAACCTCACTCCCAGCGGACGACGGCGACGGCGGGTTGTCCCCAGTACCAACTCAGCATCATTGATCGCACGGTTAAGCTCATCCAGAGAGGCCGCCGTATATTCAATTCTTCGTCCATCTTTCTGGACAGACACCACCCGTTTACCGGTTAATAAATCAAGGCGCGCCTGACGCAGCGCCTGCAGTTCAGCGACTGTAACCATTCACTCCTCCGGACAGCTTCGCTGCCAGTTCTTTAAGGGTTGGCCGGGTCGTCTCTTCTTCCCGGGATTTTGCCAGTACAGCCAGATCAAGCTGCCAGCGTTGCACGGACACACGTAATGCCGCGTAGGCATACACCAGGCAGTCCAGCGCTTCGTTACGCCGCTTTTTGTTATCCCACAGCAGACGCATCTTTCCTTTTTCCCACTTCTCCACAAGCTCTTCCGCGACCAGTTGCTGCGCCTCTGTCTGCGAAAAAATCTCCGGATCATCAGGAAAACGGATGGCATACGACGTGGCTTCATCCGCAGGCGTGGGCTCGGCTTTCATACGGGCATAGAGAATTTCTTTTGCGGTGTCCGTCCCCACTTCACACAGATAAACGCCCCGCTGATTGCGGGTTTTCGGCATGGTGATCACCGGCTTGCCATAGACAGACGCGCCTTTTACCGGCAGCACACGGAAAACACCGTGTTTTTTTGACCTCTGGTAGACGATTTCACCATCGATCCCCCCGGTGTCCCAGCAGACACGGGAAATGGTCATTTCGGTGCCATCCGCATGGCGGTATTTTTTGTTGATCGCCGCATCCACACGTAACAGCGTCTCTTCCTCATCAGGACGCCCCATAATGATGATTTTATCCACCAGAAAAGCTTCCTCTCCCGGTGCCCATCCCCAGACATACATCTCAAAACGGTTTCGCTGCGAGTCAATGCCCGCCGTCAGATAAACCACCCGGGCAGGCACCGCCGCCGTGTAACGCACAACCTTATCCATCAGCACCTGGTGATCGAGTTTTTCGCCCACGGCCTCTTCCCAGGTCTCGCCCAGCGTGGTGTTCACAAAGGTTTTCAGGCCGTTGGGATCTTTCAGTGCATCCAGCCAGTCATAGACTATCTGTACCCAGGTGGTGAACGGACTGTACGCTGTCCAGATATGGAACGTGATGGAGCGCGGCGGCGGAATTTCATTATCCGCGGCGCTGAAAAACGTCAGACCGTCACGGGTCCACATCCCCGTGTTTTCACAGATCCACCGCCCGTTGCTCTGGTCAAGCTCAGACTGATGGATCACGCAGCCATGATGTTCACAGAGGTAGAAAACGCTTTCGGGGCTGTCCTTCTCCCATTTAAGGCCAAAAGGCGTGGATTCATCGCCAAATTTCAGATACTGCTCCTCCCCACAGTGTGGGCAGGGCACATAAAAACGCATGAAATGCGCCGACTCGTTGGCCGCTTTTTCGATCTGGCAGGTGCCTTTGATTTTAGGCGTCGAGCCGCGAATGGATTTGGGCCATACAGAGCCCTCAATACGTTTATCCCCAAGCAGGGTTGGCGAACCCTCTTTTTCGACATCCGGTTCGAACGAGGAAAGTTCGTCATAGCAGACCACGTCCACGGATTTTTCACGGTAGTTTTTGGCGGCAGCGCCGCCCAGGCACCAGAAACCCACACCCGATGAAAAGCGTTTCAGCGTGAGGGTATTGTCACGATGTTTACGCCCCAGCCATGGAAAAAGGTCTTTCAGACATGGCACATCCCGAATCGTCGCCTCCACGTGAGACTTCATAAAATCTTCAGCGGCAGAATCCGTGGGCTGAAAAAGCAGACTGTTTCGGGATTTATGCTCAATAAAATACCCGACCACCCCCAGCAACATCTTTGTATAGCCAACACGGGCAGATTTAATCAGATTAACAGTCCGGATCTGATCATTCCCCATGCTGTTCATGATGGCGATCTGGAACGGCAGCGTTTTCCATTCTCCCTCACCATATGAAGATTCTTTAGGCAGATAATAATTTTGATCAGCCCATTCAACTGGCATCACCGGCAATGCCCTTATCAGGGGCTGTAATGCTGTTGTGACAGCACTCATCATATTATTCAGTTGTTGCTCTGATATATTCATCGAGTAAATCCGGTAATTTATCCCCCGCCCGCGCACACTGATTTGCCCCCTTCGCAATAAGGGTTTTCAGATGGTCAAGATGGCGCGGTGTTAAATCAGGAAACTGTCGCTGCATGGATAAAGGGATGGAATCAAGCGTACTGGATAACGCCATTGCCAGCTTGCTGAGGGCAAAAATACAGAACCCGGTATCAATAAGTTTTCCTTTTGACACCTCATTTTTTAACTGCTGTGTAACAGCCTGTTCTGCTGTCAGTTCCCATCTGGCAATAAGCAATTTCTCCTCATAGTCGTCTTCGCTATCGCCATCAGGCACATCGTTTTTACTTCTTCTCAGATACGATATGTAAAAATCGCGCCAGGCATCCAGATCCAGTTGCCCTCGCTTATTCGATATCGGGGCACCCGGCAATTTCTGCAATCTGCGAAGCTGGCGATCGGTCAGACTTAAATGCCTGGCAACTTCAGTCTGCGTAGCCACTCCTCACCTCGCAAAAACTCTCACTTCACAATCACAACAAAACCGGTCATGTCCGGCTTACATGTCTATTTTTTGTGCATGTCCGGTTCACAGAAGACCTCTTTTTTTATTTTTCATATAGTTAACTTGAAGAGAAACCGGACATGGTTCCCGGAAAATTTTCATAAATAGCGAAAACCCGCGAGGTCGCCGCCCCGTAACCTGTTGGATCGACGGAAAGGACCCGAAAACGAGAATAATTATCACTTACAGCAAGAATCGAATCTGATCTATTATGGTGCTTGCTATTATGTGCCGGCACAAGTGCGTCGTTTACCGTCATTTCACACAGAGGCATCATCAAATGAAAATCAGAAATATTCTCGCTATCTCCCTTGCAACATCATCCTTCAGTTGCCTGGCATTTAAATCCTCGCCCAATGTGCTACCAGGACCAACGAATCAACTAACTGCGGTAGAAAGTAAAATTATCGGACATTTTTATGCCCCACACAGTGCATTACCCGGAACAACCATCACAGGGACATGTGACACCTCCCCCGTCCCGGGATGCACCTGTCCGTTTTGTACTATGCTGCGTAGCCAAAACCGATAACATCCGCATTTACCTGGTATTACATGATGAGTTCACGCAGCGACTGATAGAGGAAGGAAAGATGGTTAGTAAAAGCAAGGCGCATTGCCGCCGCATGCTGCAGGCATTGCAACAGACGAGAGCAGGTATTTTTGACCAGTTGGAAAACTGCCAGCATACTTTGCCCGAGTATATCGCCATCTCATCGGAAACCAGTGCAACTCTTATTCATCGGGTTCCACCAGAGAAAAAGAAGAAATGAACAGTGAGGCGTTGTGTGGCATACAACGCCTTCTTCCATCATTCCTCGTCAGCCATGACAAAAATATAACCGCTGGCTCTTTCATTTTTCTCCTGCGTCCAGCCCCTCTCTACCTGGAAGCATCAAGGACGTGACGGCGTAAAGATAAATTGTCTCTTCACTCCCTGACAGGGGCGATTCTTTTCAAATCGCCATTTCGCCATGGCCTTCACCACTTCATCACGAAACAAATTATGAGGCTCTGAGCGGAGAAAAACGATCCGTGTCACAGTCCCATCAGCACCAATATCGAACTTAACCTCAACCAGCCCCTTGATATAATTTGCTGCAGCATATTCCGGATATCGTGGATACACCGTCACTAATTGCCGGGGCTCATCAGCTTTTTGCTGCGAGCATCCCACTGCCAGGACAGATAACAGAAAAAGTAGTAAAAGGCGTCTTTTCATTTTTATTCCTACGGGTCTTATTCTGACAATATATCCTGTGTTCCAGACTGCCACATCACCACATCCTGTGCCATTATCTGACTCACATTACATACATCGCATCGGGATACAGTAGTAGCACTTTCTGTAATACAGCTTCCTGTTTCTTCCACCATCGCACCGGGATAAACCCGCGAATCATTAACGCGGTAAAAACCCGGTGTGCATCGTTTTTAATTATCCCCGCACACTCGCGCAGAGGAGTCTCCCTGTCGGGCTGCGGTCTCTGTTAATGAGGGAATATAGCGACGATACGGCGCATCAACAAAACTTATTTCAGGCACTGAGTGCGGATATAGTCCTGTGCCCCTTCCAGTTGCTTGTGCATCGTCATCAGCCGCTCTCTGAGGGTGAAATAATCCCGTGTAACGGTGTCTGCCAGTTGGGGGCCGGTTGCATTATCCACGCCGGAGGTGGTGGGGGCTTCACGCACGGAGCCTGGACAGGTGGCGTTGATCCGCAGGCGCTTACGACCAGCGGCAACGTCAGCGCGAAGAGTTTCATTTTCAGCTCTCGCATCGGCTAATTCCCTCGAGTATTTTGCATCGAGCGCAGCAACATCGCGCTGGCGCACCTGCATATCAGTAATGGTTGCGTTCGCCAGCTTCAGTTCACTGGCTTTGTTATCGCGCTGCGCTTTGTAGGTAATCGCGTTATCACGGTAATGGTCTGTTGCCATCCACAGCGCACCACAGGCCACCAGCAGAATAACGATAAACGCGGAAAGCATTCGGTTTATGTTCACCCCAGCAACCCCGACGAAGACAACATCATCCAGGCCATGGAAAGAAAAAGAGCAACCAGCATTAGTGAAAATGAAATGCCGACAATTACACAGAGGATCTTCGCCAGCGTTATGAGTTTGTCTGACATGCTTAATCCTCCCTTCACGATTTCAACGCAATGACCAGTTTTGCCAGCCCATACAGCATCGGGGACACAGCAACACCGACCGCCACCCACTTAATGGCAAAAGCCAGTGCTCTGCTGATGTCATCAGTTACAGGCGCTTTCAGTTCAAGGCCATTTTTCATAGTCAACCTCAACAGAATTCGTTTACACTTCGCCATGTTCTCCCTTGCCTTACTCAAGGTCAGAAACACAAAACCTCGCTTGGTGCCAACAAACGGGGTTTTTACTTTTATTCACTTACGTTTCGCCAGTTCGCAGGATTTCGTGTTATCCGCCCGCGTGGCCATTCCTCATTTTTCAGCAAAATATTCTGCTTATCTGTCGATACCCCAGCACGCCAGCGCGCTCTCCTGGTCACGACGGGATACCTGACCGTAACAGTTGTTTGAACGAATACGGCAGTCTCTGCCACCGTCCTTAATCCACCAGCGAATCGCTTCGCAGGCACCTTTTCGATCACCAGCATTAATTCGTCTGTAAAACGTCGACGGGAAACACTTACCGGGACCAATGTTATAGGGACAGAATGACGCTATACCCGCTTTCTGTGGTTCGGTCAGTGGAACTTTAATATTGCGCTCCACCCATGCCAGCGCCTTATCCCGTTCAATGGCATTAACCTGGTCGCATTTTTCCTTCGACAACTTCATGCCCGGAACGACAGGTTTGCCATCCACCATGATGGCACCACGGCAGATGGTCCAGATACCTGCACCATCACGGTATGCCGTGGTGTGGTTGCCTTCCTTTTCATCCAGAAACTGGTCGAGAATGTCAGGCGCAGGCGCACCAGCGGCAATCAGCGCCAGAACGGCAGCCGACAGGCCGTATTTGATTTTGGTGTTCATGGATATATTAAATATTCAGCCGCTGTCCCTGGCCCACTAAATACGCACTTTAAGATAAGTCAGCCCCGGATGAAGCCAGTAAGCCGGCACTTTTTTAAAGGGTGGAGTATTAAAATCACGAAGAAGAGCCTCCCGCACAATTGCATCCTTATCAGCACCACTGGCCAGCGCTTCAATCTCAGCGGCTACCTGAAGATATCCCATGCAACGGCCAACGCGCTTCATCAGCCCCTGCTTTTTATTGTTCTTCAGGTAATCAATGGCAAATTCAATGAGCTCCTCACTGTGCTGGTGCGATGGAGGTGTTACTTTCCCATTTTCTGAGATGGTTATTTTCCCAGCATCACCGGATACAACAAAGGATGGCCGGTTACACTCCCATTCCGGGTCACTGAAATTATCATTATGAATACTGAAACACTCTGCGAGATTTCTGCTCATCACTTTCCGACAATAATCGTCAAACGCAGCAAACTGCTTTTCATCGCCAGAAGGCACCAATATCGACCATTTCTTATTCAGCTCAACGACGTAGCTCTCCAGTTTTTCAATACGTGATTCAACATCATCTTTTTCTGACCGCAGTGTTGACGGCGGCATCTTCAGAGAACAAGTAATTCTTCCCGGTAGCTTTCCTTTGTAGGTTATCAACACATCCTGCGCCTCTAAAATTACGGGGCGCTTTTCCGGCAACGGTTCGTTCCATTCACATAACCCGGCAGCAACATCCATGAAAAACTGCTTCGCCTGCTTTTTCGCCTCAGCTTCGTAAAACTCCAGCGTGGCACCTTCAGTACGGTCAAGACTAATCGCCACATCTGGCAACAACAGCGACGCTTGCCCGTCACCTTCCGGCTTCACAGTAACAGTAACCTTATCCCCGTAATTATTTATCCCCTTAACAACCAGTTCATATTTTTTATTCATCACTTTACTCTCCCCGCGCCGCCTTACGCCGGTCCTCTTTGATTTTGAAATACAGGTTAGTCAGGTACGTCAGCAGCCCAAACAGCAGACTCCCCAGCACGCCTATTGCCGCCCACTGAGACGGGGAAACCCTGTCCAGCAACTGCAGGAACCAGTAGCCCGTTCCCACCGCTGACGTGGTGTATGACACACCTGTTGTGATTTTTTCCATCTGGTACATACCCCGTCTCCCGTTATCCGGAAGCTCACAACAATATAAAGACCACCGGCACACACCGATGGTCCCTTGCGCAGGCTTACATCATCATGTCGCTGTCAGGTGTGGGTTCACCGCCATCTGAAGCACTCCCGTCACCCGCGATACCTTCCGGCTCCGGAACCGCTGGTACGCCCAGCAGCTCATCCAGAATGGCATCCACTTCTGCATCAAGACGCGACTCAAGGTTCTGGCGGAGTTTCTGTTTCAGTGCGCTCAGGACTTCTTCAGAGCGCAGGACTTCCTTCACTGCCTCAGCAGTGACCAGGGATGTGATTTCTGACATGGGATTTTCTCGTTGAAAGGTGTTGTCAAGAAAGTGACTACGGAATGAGCGGATCTTCGGGTTTGCTTCCGGCTGACTGACTGGCGCTGATTCTCTCAGCGGCCCTTTTATCAATCTGCCTGCGCCAGAAATCGCGCACTGCCCTGTACCCACCCGAAAGAAGATACATAACACAGACTGCCATACAGAAGTACAGCATTACCTGATGAATAAATGTCATAATTTCTTACCGTTATGGTTGACAATGAGAACTGCTTTCATTTAGAAATGATTGATGTCGAAAGCATCTTTTCTTTACATTCTCCATTGGGATTACCTCCGCCAGCTTCCATTCCTACCGCTGGCGGCTTTTTTTATCATGCCGCGATGTCCGCGTTGTTCACTTCCACCTTCACACTGTCAATCAGCAGCGTATATGTCGCCGCCTTTGATATGCCTGTCAGTTGCAGTTTGTCCGCCGCCCCTGATGCCGGAGATTTCACCAGTGTGAACGGCGTCCCCCGTTTCTCATCCAGTACCGGCGTCACCTGAATGCTGTTGTTTCCGGCAAACTCAAAAGCCAGTGTGTGCCATCCGTTATCAAAGACCCCGAACGTATCCAGCTTCGCATTCGGCTTCTTGTGGTGCATCGCGTTCAGGTTCGTCGCATCCGTCTGCAGGAAGAAGGACATCAGCATGTCGTTGCCTTCCTCTGCCAGCGTCACTCCCTCCGGCAGGGACGACAACTGCCAGTAAATGCCCAGGGCAAACTGATTCGGCACCAGTGAACCCGGCAACTTAAACCGTACGCTCACACGTCCCCCCTTCTTCAGTAACTCCACTCCCTGTCCGGCTGCATCATGCTCCAGAAACCAGATGTGGTTTTCCGGTTTATTCAGTTGCAGGGCCTTACCTCCCGTAGCCCCCGCATCACTGACCACCGCTTCAGCAATGTTTTTGTTAACATTGTCTCCGCTCGCCGGTTTGTGATAATAGCGCCAGCCCTGTGATGCCAGGTCTTCGCCGGACGCCAGCAGACTCATCAGGGTTCGGTTACTGACCGGGGCTTCCGGCTCTCTCTCCGTACCTTCACCGGAAGGTCCGGTGGGCTTCACCGTATCAGGCTGTTTTCCGGTAATGAATTCAGCGTTTCTCCCGGCATGCACAAGAATCGCCGTTGCCAGACGGTCGGAAATAATCCCACGACGTGCCCATGATCCAAAATGCGTTTTACGGTCGGCCGTCGTCCAGGTTTTGGCGTCCGTTCGACCACCGGCTCCGTAATACCCAACATCCGCAACATCCGGATCTTCTGACGGCTCGTTGGTACCCACATTTCGCCCGTTTTCATCCGTCATAAACGGCACAAAGAAGATTTTTTTTGCGGATTTCGTCTTGTATGCACCATACACCGCATCGTATTGCGAAGAATAAGTCTGCTTCCAGTAGTAGGTCGTGTCGCCACAAATCCAGGGAACCGATGACGGAGAGCCCCCGAGACACTGACCTCCGAATTCCGACAGGTCAGAACGATATTTTTCCACCATGGAATCAAACAGCCCCGGCTGAGTGGCGTATGCACCCTGTTTCAAATCAAACTCGCCCTGCATCCAGACCACTGCAAGCAGAATATTTTTAGGGTTGGCCTTCAGTGCGGCCTGAGTACGGGTAAGCAGGTCCTTGTACAGTGGCTTATCAACACCCCAGCGTGCCGAGGTCTCGCTTGCGCCGGTGGATTCGCTGAAGGTACCTTCATCGCCCGCCAAAAATGCAGAACCACCACGGCAGCACGGAACCAGAAGAATACCGGCATTCGCCGGAATAAACGGCAACAATTTCTTCGCGATATGTAATCCCTGCCCCACGCATCCATACTGAGCTGCGCTGGCTTTCGGGTGTGAAAACTTACTCAAATCCTGAACATCATGCAGGCAGTGGTCCGCAGGAATAATGTCATTGTAGTTACAGGACGCACCACCCGGCGTGACAGTGCTGCGACGCGCCAGCTGTTTAATACGCGGGTCCGGACGGTCATATGTCTCCGGCAGCGGAAGCCCTTCACCATACGCCATACCGTTTGACTGCCCGGCCAGGGCAACAACAAAGTAATACTCCGGGTTGCTGGTGGTGCTGATAACTGCGCCTTCTCCATCCGACGGCTTCACCACCACAGGTGTGGTGACATCACCTTCCGCCGCAATGGCCTGCATCAGGGTATAAGGCGTGATGGCCACCGGACTGCCAAATGGCTGCCACCCCTCCTTCAGTTTTTGTGTCAGTCGTTTCGCAAGGTCTGACGGCGATGCCGCCCTGACAACATCATAGTGTTTAAATGCCATGGTTCTTTCCACCATCTGAAAAATAATTCTTTAAAATACCTGACATGTAATACAGAAAAAACACAAAACCATACCTTAAATAAAAACCTCATCATCAAGCAGATATGCATGGATAAACTACAAGACGAGATATAAACCACCCTGCATTTAAATAAACAATAAACAACATCAGAAAAATAATTCTGCTCTATGGTTTACATTCAAAAATATCATTTATACTTTTCAGAACATCACCAGCAAGACATAAACAAGGAAACTAAATGAAGTGGATTGTGATTGATACAGTTATCCAGCCATCATGCGGAATATCTTTTTCAGTCATATGGAGTAAAATAAAATTAATAATCTGGTATCAATCGGATGCTTTCTTACCTCCTGAAAGTATATTTACACTGACTCACACAGGTATCATGCTCAATAACAAAGTGCTACCTTTAACCATTTACAACGTAGTACCATTCAATAAAACATTCTGGAATTTAATCAAAAACAGCCAGGAATGTCCTACAAATACAGATAACGTATTGAATGAATGCTTTAATAACCGTTGCACTCTGCAAATATGTCCTTATGGACTAAAACAACAAAGTCCATAAGGAGTTTACTCACATCTGACAAAATCAATATAAACAGCCCCTCCGGAGAGGGGCTGGAGAGTGGCGCTATGTGCCATTGCATGATGCCGGGTGCCTCCCGGTGAGTTCAGTATCAGCACCTGAACCCGCACAGAAAGGATAAGGGTCGGTGACAAAACACCAGTTGCTGATTGCCCCTCCGCACAGGGGGATTCACCATACCAGTTTCTTTTAACAAACTCCCCGCAAACCAGACAACAGTCAACCGCCTGAATTGTGAGGTATTTAAAAATTTCTCCAGATAACTGATACCCGGCTAACAGTCTGGCGTTTTCTTTTTCAGCAACGGGAAAGCAACAACCACCACACCCACCAGCCGCCCATTTACCACAAATAAAAAAGCCTTCAGGACTGAAGGTGTCTGTAACAACCAAACTGATAGTCTGCCAGACCCGCCATAACAAGCTGGGTCAGTATTAACTGGCAGCGTTCGCGTGAAAGGTAAGTATTCTGTGCAATCTCCCCGACTGTCGCCGGTTCGGTGACGCTTAACTCATTAAACACCACTCTGGCGGTTTCGGTCATATCCTGCTGTTTTAGCATGTCTTTTTCCCTTTTCTGGTTAACGTAACATACCAATAACTCTTGTCGGAAAAGCCAGCAAGCTGAAAGACCGGTATTCGCAACCACCAGCGCGTTTAATGTTCTGTGCCGTTTTTCAGGCATAAAAAAACCCGCAAAAAGCGGGCTCTTTCAAATGTCCATGTCTGCTATTCGCCTCGTGGTACAGCTTTGCGAAGCGTACCGGAATTGAAGCAGTTTTTACGTCAAAAAGCAATAACTTTTTTCTCTATACCAAAAGCCATAACCATTGGTTTGTACAAAATAAATTCTGCCACCTTTAGCCAATGCTCAATGCGTCTTTCACAGGTTCTTAAACTCCATTCCGGGTGTGCATCATTCAGCAGTTCAGCCATTTTGCGCTTAGTCATCCCCCGCCCCACATAACGCTGACTCAGGACATTGAGCAGCCCGGGATAGCCTGCCAGGACTTCACCAATAACCCTGTCGATTATTAACGCCTCTGAATCGGTACAATGTGCCAGCCAGCTTTTTTGATTGCCGTTGATCATATCCCGCAAAAAAGCCTCAAGTTCAGGTTTGTCCAGACCAGCTTTTTTCATCCTCCGGAGCGCCTCGTTAATTGCCGTTTTTGTCAGCTTTTTAGAGGTCAGTAATTGGTTGAACATATTTCCCGTCTTACCGCCGCCAATATACGACCACCGCCCCCACATCCGTAATTTCCCCTGGATCCAGACTGCTTCCAGCGTTTTTAGACGTAAATGCTCGCCGCTTTTGCCTGTAATTTCCGGATATATCATATTTACGCTCACTCACTCTCAATTTTGTAAATCTTCACACCCAGCCGTCCACCAGATACTGGCTGACCACCTACAATATTGATTTCATCAAACTGCTCATCGTCCATTAACACTCCCGCATGCGTCAGCGCATCCAGCGGTGCTTTCAGGATATTGTCCAGGTCGCGACGACGCTTATCCGGTGGCTCTGCAATCACCTTTATCGCCAGCCTTCCGGACAGGCTTAATTTCAGCCGCTGCTGGCGAACAATAAGCGCCACAGCCCGGCGATAACGCTTTCCCTCCTCCGAGATAAAATATGTGCTGCCACGGCGTCGCCAGTAAGTGTTCACCGTCGGCGGGTAAGGTAAAACCAAATCTATGAGCATCAGTCACCTCTTTTACCCAAGCACGCCAGTTGCAAAGGCGTGATCAAGAAAACGAAAAATTAAATCAACCTGAGAACCATGCTTTTGTTCGAACGCCAGAGGATCCGCATGAAGCTCGTTGTGATGCTCCCGACACAGCGGTAGCGTGAAAATATCGTGAGATTTTGTCCCCATTCCGCCCTGACCATGACCAATCAGGTGATGGGGATCGTCGGCTGGCTTACCACAACACGCACACGGCTGTGTCTTCACCCAGCGTTTGTATTTCTCGTTAACCCAGCGGCGACGTTTAGGTCGTTTCATGAAAGATTCCGGAGACTCAGGATCAACGGCAATGCTGACCACCGTCTTTTCCTGTGGTGGGTTCTGTTGCTGGTGGGCGTGAGGCAGCGGCGCAATATTTTTTGTGCGCTGTTTCAGTATGCTGGTGGCGGTCTGCTCTCCCGGTACGATGTCGCTTTCACGGTACATTGAGCGGATTTTTTCCGCACGCAACCCCAGCGAACGACGTAATACCACTTCCGGTAGCGCGTCCGCCACCTGATTGCGGACCGCCCACCAGGATAATTCAGCCAGAGATAATTCACGCTCCTGCGTACCGCTTATTGCGTGACCGATGACGTCAATCATCCATGCTGACAGGTTTTGATGAGCAAGTTGCTCGAGTGATTCGGATGTCTGGTCACGCAGCTGGTTGTCGCAGTGCCAGCACAACACCATTGCGCCGGTACCATAACGGTGAATGACGGTTTCGCTGTGATGATAATCGCCGTGTGGCCACTGGCAGGATTTAATATGGCGCAACAGCCAGTCAGACAATGCACCAGCACCACCAGCAGCACGAATCACCCGTGCGTTACTGAAAAACGGCAGCAATGTTTTGTCTTCCACCAGCGGCTGGCGAGCGCCAGGAACGACCCCGGACGGCAGATTACGCATGCTTTTCGGTTCCGGCTCCACCAGTAACCGGGTATTGTGGAATACCGGCATGGATTCACGGCCCGGCTTAACGATCACCAGCCCGAGTTCCGGTACCAGAACAGATCGAAGTAATACCCGCACGTTACCTCCAGATGCGTTGCTGGAATGTGCGGGACGGACGCGGTGGGCGTTCGGAGTAAGGAAGCCTGACGGAGATTATCCAGTGACGATAATCGAGGCTGAGGGCTTTCTTAATCTCGTATCCGTGTCTGCGGTAGTTATGAATCAGCCATTCGGCCTGTTCTTCAGTGCATGGGGGATGCTGGAACCAGTCAGATTTGAAAGTGCGGGAACACCGCCCGTGCCTGCTGGCAAAGACGGCAGAATCATCAGAATTGTGTAATTTGGTATCGTGCGCCATCGGTTGTCTCTGCTGGCGCAGCAGGTGCCAGTTGTTCAGGCTGGCGTGCGAATTGTAAACCAGAATGCCAGGAAAAAACAAAACCCGCCGAAGCGGGTTAAGTGCGGGTGCGTTGAGGATGCCTGACACATCAGAGGTGGCGAGGGATTCTCCCCCGCCTGGTCTCTTACTCCTCAGGTTCGTAAGCTGTGAAGACAGTGACCTCCGTCTGGCCGGTTCGGATTCGTACCTCGCAGAGGTCTTTCCTCGTTACCAGTGCCGTCATTATGACGGTTAAACAGATGACGATCAGGGCGATTAACATCGCCTTTTGCTGCTTCATAGCCTGCTTCTCCTTGACCTTTCGGTCCGTAAGAGGCTAATCTCTATGTGTCGCATAGATATGGCCTCAGATTAATGTTAAGCGTCTTGCAGGACGCGTAATGTTAACTGGGGCTTTTCTCTATCTGCCTTTTGGTGTTCATGCCTGAGACAGATAGCCTCAAGCACCCGCAGTCATTCTACTTAACTAAGATTTCCCCGCAAACCGTTTTTGTCCGGCACAGTAAATATCCAACTAAACCAATGGCGTTCGCTGTATTTACCGCCAGTATTCAATGCACATGACCGCCATGAACACCCCTAAAAAAAGGGCATTTATATGTCCAAACATTAATATCAAAACATCAATTTTTTCCATATACCTTGCTGTGAAGATGATGGGCATACATGATGCGAACAACCAGAACGCAACAAACAAAAACTGCAATGCGTTTTTCATTATTCCCCCTACAATCAATGTGCAATAACATTTAAACACACCTCAATTTGGCCGGACATATAAATATCTAAACCAGAAAAAATCACTTACATAGCGTTACAAACTCTTTAGTCTAAATATTCATCGTAAAACATCCTCCACGCTTATCAGTCCATTTCGTTTCAGGTAATCCATCGCCTTCTCCGGTAATTTGCAGTCCGGCTGAGCTTTTTTCAGTTGACTGACCAGTCGTTTAACCCACATTGTTAATTCGCTAACCTGATTGCCGGATGCTGGTGGATTGTCGGCTTACCCAGAATGGCAGCGCAGCAGGCCTCTCTGAGCACCCAGTCAACAGCATCCTTCCATGCTCCTGTTTCGACTGGCGGATTCTCACGCTTTACCTGTTCATAAAAGCGCACGGCTTTAACCAGTCCTTCTGATGTCACCGGGACTGGCGGGCCGATGAATAAGGCCTGAATTTCATAGTTCGGCCTGTCGTTACAATCCTCTTTTGTCGGTACATATTTCCAGTCACCAGCCCACGGCTTCCCCTGAAAGTCTGTAACGTCTTTTTTCACGTAGCGATATCGCCATGCAACTGGTTTTGCCTGCCCTGCCGTTTCATGCCCTTCCTGATAATTAATCTCGCTCATTCATCGCCCCACTCATCACAATATGCTTCGACCGGAGTTTTTCCTGCTTCATAATCATCACGCCATGCTTCAGCATCAGCAGCACTGCCACCACGTAACTCTGCATAGTCCATTAACAGTTCATGCCATGCTTCAAAACTGACGTTGTATTTAGTTGAACCAAAATCAGCCATTTTGCTCTTCCTCTTCGTCTTTTATTTCGTGATATGAGTAATTGCAGTAGTTAAAGAAAATATCTTTTGCTTCGTCATGTATTTCATCAGGCGTCGCATCATCATCCACTTCGAATTCATCCTCGAAATCTCCACCGGCTATTCCCGTTTCAATAATTATTTTAAACTTTCGCATTTAACTACCGCCCTTTCGGGCGGCCTCCTGATGTTCTGAGGGTGCAGAAATCCCTCCGGTTAAGGATTAAATTTTTAACAGAGCTAAATTTAATTATTCAGTTCTGGATTTTGTCGCCCTGCGTATCCGCGCTTTCGCGTTACGCTCAATCTGAATTAGCTTTTCTATATTTTTTCGCCTTTCCCGCTCCTCCTGGCGCAAGTGCCTTACATCATCTGCCAGTCTGGTTTCTCTTTTCGCCACAGAGAGCATCCAGTCAAATGGCTCCACAACTGCACCGCAGATTTTACAGCGGACCTGACGCTCTTTTTCGTCAACCCGGACAGAGGCGTGATGACAATATGGTCTTTCCGATGGCTCATAAAGAAAATTAACCTGATTACGAGGGTCATCCTCTTTTACCGGAAATAAAACGATATTGCTTAACTCATCCTCTGGTTTTATTTCCATGCTCCTCTCCTTTGATGCGAATGCCAGCGGTAATTGAAGCCTGATAGCTAATTTCACTCACAGTACCGCCTCCTGAAAATTTAATGAACAATTCAATACGTTCTTTGGTAATAGTGGTCATGTGTTACTCCTTAACCCGCAGTGCTTTCAACTGATGAGGGGAACAAAATCTTTTCATCAAACCCTGCATTCATATCATGAACAGCAACACACCAATCCATCGACGAACGATTATCAAGAGCCTCCATGATTTCATCCATGCGGCGTAGGTCATACAGGTAAATGCTTTTATCGCCAATGGTGTAAAAGCCAATTTTTTTCGGTGATGGACAGCGATCAAGAACTTCCTGTAATTCGTTCAACCATGCCCGTTCTTTTTTTGTCAAAGTTGCCATATCAGTTTTCCTTATACGGATTAATTTTATTGTGCAGTATGTTGAACGACGCCCATACAACGTCGGTATACAATTCAGTAACTGGCTCAATTATTTTCCCGATTGCCCAGACAAAAATTAGAGGGGATATCGGTATCATCAATACGATAAACAGAATGAGAAACAAAAATTCTGTTGCCCTACTTTTTTGCGGATATTCTTTTCTCAATAATGTAGTCATTTCTTACCGCCCTTTCGGGCGGCCTCCCGACATTAATCGTTGTGGTAACTCATGGCTTCATTTGCAGCATCAACCGGATCAACCTCCCACCAGCAATAATTTGGTGCGTTTCCTTCAGGTGTCCACGGTTCTAATTCATTTTTTGCCACATTCTCGTCGCCAGTAATTTTAAAAATCTGCTCAGAGAATTTTTTCACCCACTCGTTATATTTTTCAGTGTTAATAATTTTCTGTGTATTTGACATAGATATACCTCCAGTTAAGGATTAAATTTTATTTACAGTGCTGAACTTAATTATTCAGATTTGGATTATGCTTTCTCTTCACGAAGTTCCGATTGTTAATTTGGCTCACAACAGCACCTTCTGAAAATTACCCTGATAGAAAGCCAGTACACGCTGCATAGCTTCGCTCTTCCGGCACTCGCTACAGATTATGTTTTAACGCCTGTCGTAGCGGCGTATTTCTCCGTCTGGTAATGACCAGATAAGGTCAGGATCAACCACAGATGGTTTCTTCAGATTTGCCCTTGAGAGTTTTTTGCGGGCGTTTTGCCAGTCCTTACGCGCCTGTTCAGACGGGAATAACCCGTAACCAGAGTTGTATACATCGCCACTGGCAACCAGCTCTCTGGCGAGAACACTCATCAGATATCTTGTCGCACCTGTCTTGGCTTCCAGTTGCCGCAACGTCTCGCGACCGCTCAGACGTACAAGTTCAACAACCTGCCCTTTAATTTTTTCCCGCTCTTCTTGTGTAAATACTTTTGCCATAAGCGCCTCCGGCAATCACTTTTCCGATACAACACGGCGGGAAGAATCAGTAATCTGTCGAACAATATCCCGGTGCTTGTTCAGCTCCCGCAGCGCGGCGCAGACTCGCTCCCACTTCTGAACATCACTTTTCGCCCTGCGCAGCGCCAGGTTTGCCCTGCGAAGGGACGGAAAAATCAGCTCATCTGCTTGCGTTTCGGTAAACGATGGCAACGGCTGCACAATGTCCGCCACAGTTTCTGTTTTAATTTCTTCCTGTGTTGCGGCTTCCCGGACTGGTAACGCAGCACCTGCTGGCTGAGGAAAGGCCTTACCATCACTTTCCGTTACCAGAGCGGCTTTCGGCTCTGCTGGTAAATTATCGCCCGGCATGCAGTAACGAAATTTACCGTTCTGATTAACGCGTGCCAGCCGCCCCGTTGCGGTTACCACCGCCAGCGTGGAAGCAACCTTGCGAGTACTGACACCGAACTTACCCGCCAGTTCCTCACACGTTTTAGCCCCATCCTGACCGATAAACTCAATCATCATGTCTGCGGTAACTTTTTGTTCGACCTCCCCGGTCAGCATATCCTGTGCTTCAGATTTTACTGGCCGCTCTTCGGTTACCCGGGATTCACCTTCGCCAGCTAGAAACCAGGTGTGACCAGTTTTATCAACGACGCCTTTTCTTTTGAGTTCCCACAGCTCGTTGACAGCCTCTTCACGACTGATTCCAAGGCGAGCTGCCACCACATGTGAAGAGGCTTTTTTCAGTGCTTTCAGTGCGTCAGATACGGTTTCCATTAAAATTTCCTCCGGACAAAATTACTTCACAACCCTCATATTGCTGACATTTGGACGCCAGCTATCCCAGTTAAACGTCACCCATCGACCACCGTTCATGGTCATGCGGTCCATAATCCTCTCACCAAGAAGCGTACTCATTGCGGCATGATTCAGGTTTGTTAACATCCCGACACTGCACAGTGATGCTGTCCGGCGATCAATTATCTGGTGCAATACCACCTGCTCGTTTTTCGTCTCCCGCTGAACGCCTATTTCATCCAGGACCAGCAAATCAACCCCGCAAAGCTCCTGTAAAAATTTTTCCCCGGATTTGCCGTTGTCGTAGCTGTCATGCAACACGCTCATGACGTCAGACACGGTGACGATAATCACGCTGCGCCCCTTCACCATCAGCCGGTTGCCCATCGCCGCTGCAAGGTGATTTTTCCCGGTGCCGGTTTTACCGCTGAACACAAAATTCGTGCACCCGGTCATCAGTTCGTCAGCTATGGATTTGGCCTGGCTCAGCGCGTATTTTTGCCCGTCGTTCTGCACCTGATAATTTGCAAACGAGCATTTGCTGTGCAGAGGCTGGATGCCCGAACGATTCAGGATTTTTTCCACCCGCAACTGGCGATTCTGGCGGTTAATCTCCTCGCTGCGTTTTCGTCCTTCAGCAAGTTGCCATTCCCGCCACTCCTCCACCGTCCGGTACGGTGGAACCGACCCCTGTGGTGCAAGTCTGCGAATACGTTCAAGAACCCCAACTGCCGCAATGTTTTTCATGACACGTCACCCCCTGAATCCCGGCGGTATTTCAGTGTCCGGTTCAGAAATGTGATTCACGCAACGCTGCGCAGGCGAACGCCCCAGGCGGATAACCAGTTCATCCCATTTTTCCCGGAGTTTTGCCGGACTCATGATGTTTTTTACCCAGAACGAATCCCGCTGGAGACGCCCAAACATTTCACAAATTTGTCTGTGAGTTCTGCCATCCAGCATCCGCATTGTGCGAACGTCATTGGCCCATGCTGTCCAGTTGGGTTCTTTCGGTCTAGTGATCTCGCCATCATAGCTGGCCGCCTGCTCGTAAAGACTCACGATTCGTCCCCAGATCCACTGTGCGCACACCAAATCTTCCTGACTTCCCCACTGGCGTTTTTTCGCACTGAACACAACCGCGTCAGGGTGTCGGGTTAAAAAATCCTGTTCAGCCGTCTGCGGGTCCGGTTGCGAAGCGTCCGGACAAGAAGATCTTTTATCTGACGGATCAGGTTTTAATACTGACGGATCGGGGTCAATCATCGCCCCCCTAATCGGCAGTTTTTTATCAACAGTTGATCCATCAAAATTTGACGGGTCAACCGTTGAGGGGTCAATATTTGACGGGTCAACTGTTAACGGGTCATTTTTTGCCGGGCTAATTTTTCTTTTCGGTTTATATGACTCACGCGCCGCCGCCGCAGCTGCTTCGAGTTTTTCCACATTAAGCCGATAGATATTGCTTACATTACGCCCACCGACCTTACGCTCTTCCTTCGTCAGCCAGCCCTCTTTCGCCAGTTCTGCAATAGCCGATTTCACTGTGGATTCACTTCTTGCACCGATCTGACGCCGGATAGTTTCAATGGCAGGCCATGACACACCCTCGTCATTGCTGTAGTCTGCAAGACGGGCCATAACCGCCACCCTGGATAAGATCATGCCGGTGAAGGCGCACCCTTCCCAGACAAGACCATGAAGCTTGCTGCTCATAAAACCCCCGAACACCGTGCTTTTAGTGCATCACCACAGCATTCCCTGCCGGGCCGCCGCGATTCATCTGGTCATACAAAACAACCGCTGACGCAACAAAATCATCGACATCCTTCACCAGCCGATCCCTCCGTTCGACGATCTCACGGTAATATTCAGAACTGTGGCTGCGCATACGGGCCACCAGCAAAGGCGGCATCGCCTTTTCGATCGCCGGTAACAGAGCCTGCATTTTTTCAACAGCATCAGGGGTGTCTTTATCCAGCCAACGGAAAATTTTCTGGGTATTACGGGCCAGGGCTTCCGGATGGCTGTCGTCATACAGTTCCGGGAACGTCATTCCCAGCTCGAAATACGCTTTGGTAATTTTCGCAGCCGGTACTTTTTCGCCGTCCGGATGCGCCCAGACATTCATCGCCATGCGGATGTGTTCATGCTTGATTTTCATGAATCAACTCCATCAGATAAGCATGTACTACAATCACCTTCAGCATGAACTACATGTGTTTGCCCCAAACGAATGCCGCTCGCATACTCAGGCCAAATAAGCTCCCAATCATGGGGTCGTAGCTCCGCCCTACTTACTTGGCCTTCCGTCGCAGATTCGATCATAAGGGCGCGGGTTGGAGATATAGCTGTTCGTCCAGACGCCATTTGCGATAAGTAAGATGGCGATACACCAAGTCTGGCCGCGAATTTCTTAGCATCACCAACCCTTAATGATTTAATAAACTCTTTTAATGTCATACCTTCCTCGGTTTAGTGTTTTTTTGCGAGTTTAGTGTTTAATAAACCATTAAGTCAAGTATTTGCTTGTTTAGTGATTACTAAAGATAATTACCACATGCAAAAAAAAGAAATTCGCCGTTTACGTCTCAAGGAGTGGTTTAAAGATAAAACTCTGCCACCCAAAGAGAAGAGCTACCTATCTCAACTAATGAGTGGGAGAGCCTCGTTTGGAGAAAAGGCTGCCAGAAGAATAGAGCAAACATACGGGATGCCGGAAGGGTATCTGGATGCGGAATACGCAGAACAACCGGGGGTTTCTCCACCACATGCAGGGTTAACGTCTAATCAACTGGAATTATTGCAGATTTTTTCAGCCTTCCCTGAGGATGAGCAACGCCAGATAATCAGCGAGTTAAAGCAGAAAAAAGAATCAATGGAAGATCTCATAGCGAGATGGATTGCGGCGCAAAAATGCCGCCGCGCCTGAGTTATAAAACCGGAGGAAACATGAATAGAGCCCTTTCACCAATGGTTTCTGAATTTGAAACCATTGAACAAGAAAACAGTTACAACGAATGGCTGCGTGCGAAAGTAGCAACGAGCCTTGCAGATCCGCGCCCAGCAATTCCCCATGACGAAGTTGAGCGCAGAATGGCAGAACGCTTTGCTAAGATGCGTAAGGAACGGAGCAAGCAGTAAAATGTTACCCGTGTTATGGCTTGAAAGCGCAGATACCGACCTAGATGATATAACTAGTTATATTGCTCGTTTCGACATAGATGCGGCTGAACGCTTATGGCAGCGATTAAGGGGTTGTGTGCTGCCGTTATCCGAACATCCGTATTTATACCCACCAAGCGACAGAGTACCTGGCTTGCGTGAGATTGTAGCCCACCCTAACTATATAATTCTATACCGCGTAACAACATCAAGCGTTGAAGTAGTAAACGTGATCCACGCAAGACGCCAGTTTCCCTAACTTTCACTACCAATAGAAACATAACAACCGCAACGACTTTATCAAAAGCGTTGTGTTTGTTATGCCCCGCGGTTTAGTTTTTACTTGACTTAAGTTTAATGTTTATTAAACTAAAATACCAACCCACCCCGCCCCACAGAACGCAGGGAAATACTTCGAGTTACCCGGCAGTGGTCAGGGGTTAAGTAGCCAGCCCGAGGCGTATGAACATGACGGCGGGAACACTTTGTATAACAGCGCAGCAGGTTTTTTGTTCCGCTACCCCGGCGTTAAGGGGAAATGAGGTCAACATGGATACGCTCAATCTTGGCAACAACGAATCTCTGGTATGCGGTGTGTTCCCTAACCAGGACGGCACCTTCACCGCGATGACGTATACCAAAAGTAAAACGTTTAAAACCGCAGCTGGTGCGCATCGCTGGTTAGCAAGAAACACTGACTGATGAGGTTGACGATGGAATTTAAAGATTTACCTCCTTCAATCCAGGAGATTGCAGCACACACACTTCGTCATCGTCTGAACGAACTTGAATTGGAATCGGTAACAAAAAAGACACTGATAATATGGCTCGCAATGTGCGCGATGCGTTTACTGGGCTGTTTTCAGATACAGCTTTAAATATCCATGGCACAGAGGATACAGCAAAACAATTTGCAGAAAAAGAAGTGGAAGATCCCAGTTCAAAGAGCCAGAAACAGCCAAACAACCATGAAATTAACGAACTGCTTCTGGCAACAGGCTTCATAAATATTAACGAATATGAACGCCGTAAAAAAATGTTATCTGATTAATCCATCAAGATATCTTTTTAGCATCAGCGTTTCTACGTTATTAAAACCATCAGATTTTAACATAGCTTCGATTCGCTGATTTAAATTGCCAACTAACTGTTGATACTGAGTAGATGGAAGCATGTGTACCAGCTCCTTGAGAACACAATAACATGCACCAAGTTTTAACTCCTGCTCTGACATTTTATCCTCCATTGAGGTTACTGGTTGAGAATGGAGACCTCTCGTGACAGCGTGTGGTCGTGCGCCGGACACGGATAAGAATCCGGCACTGACAGTTTACTGAAAGGATATTTCCCTGAAAAGTCAGACCATAACGCGAAAGCGTACGGCGAGGTAGCTGGTTCATAGATAGCCTGTCGTTAAATTTTCGTCGACCGTGCGCTTCCGGTTGTGGCAATCCGCGAAATGGCGCGGCGGTAAATATGGCGGGGTTATTCCTTCCCCCGTTGAGGACACCGGGTTGTCAGGTTGACCATACGCTTAAGTGACAACCCCGCTGCAACGCCCTCTGTTATCAATTTTCTGGTGACGTTTGGCGGTATCAGTTTTACTCCGTGACTGCTCTGCCGCCCTTTTTAAAGTGAATTTTGTGATGCGGTGAATGCGGCTGAGCGCACGCGGAACAGTTAAAGCAGTAAGGCGGTCTTTTACTGGCGTAACGAGCATCAACTAACCCGGCGTTAATTGTTAACTGGTTAACGTCACCTGGAGGCACCAGGCACTGCATCACAAAATTCATTGTTGAGGACGCGATAATGGAAACGTTATTACCAAACGTTAATACGTCTGAAGGTTGTTTTGATATTGGTGTTCTGCTCAGTAACCGGGAGTTTACTGAAGATGCCATTAATATGAGGAAATATGAGCCTTATCTGCTCAATGATAATTCCATACTTTCCCGAATTGCTCTTCTTGAACTTGGTATTTTCGGAGAGCGTCAATGACTTCAGCATTTGCACTGATGATGACGGTTTTTCTTATAACGGGTGAATCACAGAATGTGATTACCGGAATTTATGCCAGTAAAGAATCCTGCCTCCAGGCAAGAGACGAGCAAAAAATTTCTGGTGAATGCCTCCCGGTAAAAAAAGTATCGCTGTACCTGAATAACGAAACACCGGCTGGATAACCCTCCAGCCATATTAACACCATACCAACGGATTAAAAATGCCAGCAATGGCAGGGATTTGTTCACCCTTAAATCTGTAATGAGGTTTATCAATGAGCACTGATAAAGAAGAATTTGCGCTATATTGCGAAGCAAAAAATGACAAAGTCAGAAAACGTCTGGGAATTAAAGGTGGTTTTTACTGGACTACAGCAAAAAAATTATCTGTTGCCATCTCCCGCTGCATTACCGCAATGGATGACAACGATTATGATGAAGACGACTTTAAAAAACCCGTTCGCGTCCATTTACCCGTTGTGAATGACCTTCCACCTGAAGGCGTGTTTGATACCGAATTCTGCAACCGATACGAAAAAGGCGGGGAAGATGGCATTACAATGGTATTTATCGCGCCCTCTCCCTCCGTGCAGGAGAAACCAGCCAGTACTGACAATACCAACGTCAACGGCGAAGACATGACGGAGATTGAGGAGAATATGCTCCTGCCGGTTTCTGGTCAGGAGCTGCCCATTCGCTGGCTTGCGCAACACAGCAGCGAAAAACCAGTAACGCACGTTGCACGGGAAGAACTTCAGGCATTACATATAGCACGGGCGGAAGAACTGCCGGCTGTTACTGCCCTGGCCATTTCTCACAAAACAAAGCTGCTCGACCCGCTGGAGATTCGCGACCTTCACAAACTGGTACGCGACACTGACAAAGTTTTCCCTAATCCCGGTAATTCAGACCTGGGACTGATAACTGCTTTTTTCGAGGCATACCTGGACGCTGATTACACTGATCGGGGTCTGCTGACAAAAGAGTGGATGAAAGGAAATCGTGTTTCGCGTATCACCCGTACGGCTTCCGGTGCAAATGCCGGTGGCGGGAACAAAACCGATCGCAATCCGAATTTAGTACACACCTTCGATGCGCTGGATGTGGAGATTGCAGCAGCCACACTTCCGATGGATTTTAATATTTATGAAATTCCGGGCAGCGTTTATCGTCGCGCAAAAGAAATCGTCCTGAAAAAAGAAAGTCCGTTCAGGGAATGGTCCGCAGCACTTCGCGCAACCCCTGGTATCCTGGACTATTCCCGCGCAGCTATTTTTGCACTTATCCGAAGCGCCCACCCTGAGTTTTATCACTACCCGGGGCGCCTTCAGGGGTATATCAATGCCAACCTGACAGAAACTGATCACGAGAATCCCACAGCTGAAACGCTCATGGCTGCCCGGCATACACCGGAAAAAGATATCCTGGAAGAAATTAACGGCGGACTGGCTGCTGAGTGCAAAACAGAAGAAGAAAAAAATGATGAAGATAACCCGCAACCATCTGGCGCAATGGCAGATGAACAGGCAACGGCTGAAACAATGGCAGCGGATACAGTTGAACATCATCAGGACCCGCAGCCGCTGGATGACAAGTCACAGGTAAAAGTTACCGCTGACGAAGTAAACAAAATTATGCAGGCAGCCAATATCAGCCAGCCTGACGCCGATAAGTTGCTTGCTGCCTCTCGCGGAGAATTTGTTGCAGGGATTAGCGACCCGAATGATCCGAAATGGGTAAAGGGGATTGAAACCCGCGATTCTGTAAACCAGAACCAGCAAGAATCGGAACAGAACGACCAGAAAGCGGAACAAAACAGCCCAAATGCGTTACAAAACGAGCCAGAAACGAAACAACCTGAACCAGTAGTGCAACAGGAACCGGAAAAGATCTGCACAGCCTGCGGTCAGACCGGCGGCGGCAACTGCCCTGATTGTGGCGCGGTGATGGGCGACGCAACATACCAGGAAACATTCGATGAAGAGAATCAGGTTGAAGTTCAGGAAAATGATCCGAAGGAAATGGAAGGCGCTGAACATCCACACAAGGAGAATGCTGGCAGCGCTCAGGATCACGCCAGCGATAGTGAAACTGGCGAGACGGCAGATCCCTTAATTACGGTGAACGGTCATCACGTTATCACATCCACCAGCAGGACGTGTGACCATCTAATGATCGACCTTGAAACCATGGGAAAAAATCCTGATGCCCCGATCATCTCAATAGGTGCAATATTTTTCGATCCGCAAACCGGAGATATGGGACCGGAATTTAGTAAGACTATCGATCTGGAAACTGCTGGCGGGGTCATTGATCGGGACACCATTAAATGGTGGCTTAAGCAATCACGCGAAGCGCAATCTGCCATTATGACCGATGAAATCCCGTTAGATGATGCACTGTTACAATTGCGGGAATTTATCGACGAAAACTCCGGTGAATTTTTTGTTCAGGTCTGGGGAAATGGAGCCAACTTCGACAACACGATTTTGCGCCGTTCATACGAACGGCAGGGGATCCCCTGCCCGTGGCGTTACTACAACGATCGAGATGTACGCACAATCGTTGAGCTGGGGAAAGCCATAGACTTCGATGCCAGAACGGCTATTCCATTCGAAGGTGAGCGCCATAATGCACTTGATGACGCCCGTTACCAGGCAAAATACGTTTCAGTTATCTGGCAAAAACTGATCCCGAGTCAGGCTGATTTTTAATGTTCAACCGTCGCCAGTTGTCGTTGATATTCTGCAACTGGCGCGTTCCGGAGTGATAGCCATGAGCGAACAGTACCTGATAACGCTCGACGAGTGGAAACCAAAACGGTTCAGTCTCCCAATAACAAACACTACCCTGGTGAAATACGGAAAACTAGGATACATCGTTCCAAGACCACAAAAAATTCGTGGGCGTTGGCTGATAGATCGCCGAGCAGTATTTGTTGGGCCTGGTGAAACGGGAATTGCGCCGGAAATTCATACTGGCGATGATGATGCACTGAAGGAGATTTTAACTCATGTCACCGAGGCCACGAAAAAACAGCACTGACGTAGCCGGTCTTTACGAAAAGTTTGATCGCAGAACTGGCAGAGTTTACTACCAGTATAAAAATCCTGTGACTGGAAAATTTCACGGACTCGGAACAGACAAAGGTAAGGCAGAAAAAATCGCTTCCACAGCCAATCAGCGAATAGCTGCAGCAGAAGCTGAATATTTCATGCGCAAAATTGATGAAAGTCCGTCAGCAACAAAACGTCGGGGTATCAGATTAAAGGCATGGGTTGATCGATATCTGAAAATACAGGACACGCGACTGAAAAATGGAGATATTGCAGCTACAACTCACAAAGAAAAAACTCGAATGGCTGCATACCTGGTTTCCCGTCTGGGAAACCACCCATTGAAAGAACTGGAAGTAAGAGACTTTGCATTAATACTGGATGAGTGGCTGGATAAAGACATGGTCAGCACAGCGAGAGTAAATCGTGGATTATGGGTTGATATTTATAAAGAAGCACAGCATGCAGGGGAAGTTCCTCCTGGATGGAATCCTCCGGAGGCTACCCGTAAACCGATCCCTAAAGTAACCAGAGCCAGGCTCACCATGGAAGACTGGCAAAAAATTTACAATGCAACGCCTGAAAAACACTTTATCCGTAACGCAATGCTTCTTGCGATTGTTACTGGTCAGCGCCGTGATGACATTTGCCACATGCGTTTTTCAGATGTGTGGAACGAACACTTGCATATCACCCAGGGAAAAACCGGAATGCGTCTGGCGTTACCGCTTACACTACGCTGTGATGCCATTGGGATAACGTTAAAAGAAGTTATTGATGGGTGCCGAGACAGAATATTAAGTCCATATCTAATCCATAGTCGGCACCAGAAACAACCGAAGCCGATGAGTAAAGACAACCTGAGCGACTACTTTGCCAAAGCACGGGATCTGGCTGGGATAATTCCACCAGCAGGAAAAACTCCGCCAACATTTCATGAACAACGCTCTCTATCAGAACGGCTGTACCGTGCACAGGGTATCGATACAAAAACATTACTAGGACATAAAGTCCAGGCAACCACCGATCGCTATAACGATACTCGAGGTCAGGAATGGGTTAAGCTGGTTATTTGA